GGCTCGGTAACGTCCCTGCCTGATGGATTCAACCCTACGGTTGGTGGCGACCTTTATTTAGGCTCTGTAACGTCCCTGCCTGATGGATTCAACCCTACGGTTGGTGGCGACCTTTATTTACGCTCTGTAACGTCCCTGCCTGATGGATTCAACCCTACGGTTGGTGGCGACCTTTATTTACGCTCTGTAACGTCCCTGCCTGATGGATTCAACCCTACGGTTGGTGGCTACCTTGATTTAGGCTCGGTAACGTCCCTGCCTGATGGATTCAACCCTACGGTTGGTGGCGACCTTTATTTAGGCTCTGTAACGTCCCTGCCTGATGGATTCAACCCTACGGTTGGTGGCGACCTTTATTTACGCTCTGGTTTAAATTATAAACATGTAAGAAAAAATGTAGTTATACCTCCGATAACGTGGGGTAATAAATATATAAAAGCTGATGGCATATTTACAGAAATAACTCACCAAAAGGGCAATGTTTATAAGGTAAAGAAAATACAGCAACAAAAGGAGTTTTACCTTGTAACAGATGGTAACAATAAATGGGCACATGGCGATAATCTAAAAGAAGCTCGTGAAAACTTGCTATATAAAATAGGCAATAGGGATACATCTAAATTTAAAGGACTGCCATTAACGCATGTATTAACATTTTCGCAAGGCATCGAAGCATATCGTTCAATAACAGGCGCATGTTCATTTGGGACTAAGGCCTTTGTAACTTCCAATAGCGTTGAAAAGAAATCTTATACTATTGCTCAAATTATTGGGCTTACTAAGGGCAAATTCGGGCATATTACATTTGTTAATTTCTTTAAAGAAACTGTTTAGTTTACCGCTAAGTTTATGAACGGTCGTGTAGTCCCTGCGTTATGGGCTATTTAAACTTTAAACGAAAGAAAAATGAAAACAGCACAAATAGACATCCTGAAAGTAACCAAAAAAGCAGATACCTATATAGTAGATTACTGGGATGAAAGTTGCGAGAATGAAAATAACGTGACTATGCAGATTAGTGAGGATGCGTTGATTGAGTTTGTTGACAAAGAGGGCTATAACCAATATGTTGATAGTGATTGGGATATCATACCGCCATCTGCCTACCTTGACGAAAACCTGCATGAAGTAATTAAAGATTATATCACTCAAAACTCATAAGAAAATGATACGAACCATAGAATACGGCAGTTACACAGTTGCCTATGAAATCGAAAGCGACGTTGACGGAAACAAAGCCATCATTAAAAGCATAGCTACTGAATGCGGCAATGTTGACAATGCGATATTCGATGCCGAAGATTTAGCAGATATGCGATTTCATTGCGAAGAAGATTACTCACAAAGGCAGTACCAACACTATTTAGCAACAGGAGAAGAATTATAATGTGGATGACCTCATACATAAAGGAAATTAAAAAACATCTTAGAGATGACTACAATTTCGTTCCAGACGGTTATAATGAAGATGAACCGTTGTTTGAAAATGTAAAAATACCTGACGGGGAATATCCAATGACTATAGAGGGTAAATTAGATAATGTTACTATAACTAACGGCAGAATTAGTTGCTGCAAATGGAACTAACCATGACCTACACCGAAATCCTAACCAAATACTACGACTGGCAGTGGGAGGCTGACTTTCGTACCGCTTATGGCGACTTTAAAAACGCATTAAGGGCGTTTAAAAAAATGAAGCAATATCAGGATATGCTTTGGGGGTTTAAGGGGGTGAATGTGGAAAGGGGGGAAGTATGAGTTATGTAGACCACTTATCAATATCTGATAAAGGCAATTTTTTAGTTGATAACAAAGCTATTTGTAATGTCACACATCCTAACATGCAAAACGACTCAGGGCTGTCAAGAGGGAGAGCAATACATCTTACAGTAGATGGTAAAAAATCAATTTGCAATATGCTTGTAGACCATTTGTATCAACAACAAAATTTTACATCAAAGAAGCAATGCAAGATTTGCTTTAAGGAATTTATTTAAAATCTAAACAAAATGTATAAATACGCAATTAAAAAAATCAAAAAGCGGAACGGAGATGTGATATACATCCCGATGGCTAAAAAATCCGGCATTCTGCACGAATGGAGCAGGATCATTAACCTGTACGGAACTTATGAGTTAACAACATCTTACCTCGACACCGACTACCACCTAACTATGCAAGATTGTGAAAAGCACATCGAGGGTTATAGGCAAACATTAATCGACCTATTGGCTGAAACTACTGAAACGGTTGAAATGGAGATTGTGGATGAATTGAGGTTGGTTTCTTAGCACCGACTTGGCAAGTAATATTTAATAAATTAAAAAATCACATAAATGGAAAATCAAAAAGGACGTATCAGCATACGCAAAGCCGAAAATGCTGCTTCGAGTTTACCCGAGATTGGTAAAATTAAAATCGGTGACAAAAAAGTAAATGCAAAAGGAGTTGAATATCCTACCGCATTGGATTATTTTAAACCTACTGGCACATTTGCCAATGAGTTTACAAAACTGTTTGGCGATAGACCTAAAATGCTGAACATTGCTTTTATTAGCGATGATTTAGGCGAGGTTTGCAACCAACGTTACGAATGCTGGGAAAAGGGCAAAAGATGGGGTTATTCAGACGGTACAACTTATACTGTTTGGGACTTACACGCTAACGGCGGCAAAGGTGCTTATCGTGATGTAATTGCAGACACCACCGAAAATCAACAACTTATTAAATCAGTAGGTAAATGGGATGAGATGCTAACATTGCGGTTTGTATTGCTTGAAATGAAAGGTATAATGGGTTATTGGCGGTTTGAAACCAAAGCTAAAGCAGTTACTATTCCGTCAATAGTAAAATCATTTGATTTGGTAAAAGAAAAAGCCGGATCAATAATTGGTTTCCCATTCAGCTTGATAGTTGAAAAGAAAGTTGGGTACAATCCTGGCGAAGCAAAGAACTATCCCGTTGTAACTTTAGTGCCTAATTTCACACAGGACACGTTATCTATGGTTAGGGAGTATATTGATATGGGCGGCAATATGAACCGTGTTACAACGAAGATGATCGAGCAAGAGCAGATTTTGCAGTTATTGCCTGCTAAACCTTTAGAAATTGGTGGAGGTAAAGCAGAATGAAATTTGAATCAGTAAATACGGAGTGGTTTGATGAATCAGCCCTCCGTTTGCCACCTTACAAAGTCGGTAGAGTATCATACGGCGACCGTGGGCGTAGTTATGTAAAGATTTTAGAGGATGGTTCAATAGAACAACCATTTAGGCTTTACACATCCTTAACAACGGCTATTAGCCAATGTTCGCCAATGGAACGCCCATTGCTTGAATGGTATTGTAAAAACGGATTAGTAGAATCAGGCAGGCTTTTAAAAGATGCGCAGCACTACGGCACATTAATGCATAAGTTATTTGGTAAATGGCTAATTGAAAATAATATTGACTTCGGTAAGATACAAGATGAAGTTGACGAATATTGTGGTGAGCATCATTACTATTCCGCAGAAGTGCCAGACTGGACACGTAAATTAAAACAAGACTTAGCGGGGTTTATTTATTTCACCAAAGAGCGAAATGTTAAAGCATTAGGCATTGAATATGTGCTTTTGTCTGAAAAAGGCTTCGGCACGTTGATAGACCTTGTTTGTCAAATGGACGTTAGCGAAACTGGTTTTTTTGGCGAAGTTTATAAATCGGGTGATAATAAAGGTCAACCCAAAGAAACTAAACGTAGGAAACGAGTAAACGCTATTATCAACTTCAAGTCGGGCAGGCATGATTTTTACCGCACAAACGGCATTCAGATTGAATGTGAAAAGCAATTATGGGAGGAAAACTTTCCTGACACTCCTTTAGATTGTGCTTTTAATTACGCCCCGAACGACTGGAAAACAGAACCGGGATATAAATTAAAAGACTGGGTCGGAGAGATTGATAATACCGAAATTGAATCTGTTTTGGCTTTGGCCGAATTACGATTTGGAACTAAGGCTGTTAATAAAAAATATGTTGATATTTACGGGACACAATGGCGTGATAAAGACTTTAATTGTGTACATATATCAACCGTTGAAGAGTTTTGTACTAAGAAATACAGCAACACTCCAGCTTAACCCCCACCGACAAAAAATAATTAAGGAGAAAAAAGAAGATGATACAACTTGAAGGAAAAGAGCGTGAAGAATGTATAGCAGACATGAAGCGTATATCTATGGAAACAATAGGTTGCGATGCTGAACAAGCCTCTAAACGTGTTGATGCGTTATTAACTGCAATGGATAATGGGCTATTTGACGGTATACCAGATAGTGGGCCAGAAAATATGATGGAGGCTATGTTTGTACAGGTTAAGACGGAACAGATATTAAATACACCTGTTTAATGCCTTTCGCCACCCAAAACCTACGTAAATACGCACTACAAGGCGAACACATCGAAATAGTCAATCTGGAACACTACCCCGTCCTGATATGCCGTTCACCTCGTGGCGTTTTGTTTCCTTGCTTGGTGGAGTTGTTGAGTGAGGAAAAGGTGGAATTGGAGCAGGTAACATCCGAAATAAAACAGTCTAATAAGAAACTTACAGCAATTGAGAAATTGCAAATTAAAATTATGGAAAATAAATGAATTATTTAGACGGGTTTAGTGGAACAGGTGGTTTTCATTTAGGATTAGAAAATGCCGGCTTTCAGTTTAATAAAGTTTATTATTCGGAAATAAATAAATATGCAATAGCGAATTACTCATTTAATTTTTCAAAATCAATATATGCAGGATCAATTGACGCTATTTGTAGCAACGGAATCATTGACAACATCGACATGTTTACTTTCGGATGGCCTTGCCAAGATAATTCAATTGCTGGAAAACGCAAAGGACAATCAACAGGTACACGAAGCGGCTTACTTTACGAAGCAGTTAAAGTCATTGATAAATATAGACCTCGGAATTTTATTGCTGAAAACGTACTCGGATTACTCACCGTCAACAAAGGTATTGACATCGTTGAAAGTATTAAAATACTCTCCTACCTTAATGAAAGTTGCCCACAATACGACATTGAAATGCAGCTTTTTAATACACGTTGGGTATTACCCCAAAATAGAGAGCGGTTATACTTTGTCGGACATCTTAGAGGCTCAGGTAGCAAACAAATATTTCCTATCGGAGAAGAACGTACAGGCGATGTTAAGAAGGGCGGATATACGAAAGAAGGAGTTTCATGTACACTCGGTACAAGAAGTGCTAAAAGCAGATTAGGATGTGATTATACGATAGTAAAAATTAAATCAGCAACAAATAGCGGATATGAAATTGCAACCGTGGGTGATAGCATAAATACTGCATACCCTGAGAGCAAAACAAGGAGGGGGAGAGTTGGGAAACAAATAGCCCAAACTTTACAAACTGGATTGAACCAATGCATTTATTTAGGTGATGATTTATTCAGAGATTTAACTCCAACAGAATATGAACGTCTTCAAGGGTTACCTGATGATTGGACTAAGTATGGTTTATTTGATGGCAAACTAAAAGAATTAAGTGATACTCAAAGGTATAGGTTATGCGGTAATGGTGTTTCAACCAATATTGTAGAAATGATAGCTAAAAAATTATATAAAGAACCATTGATTTAAACCACCCTCTTATGACCCCAACATCAACCACATCACGAAAGGAAGGCGAAATAAATTCAGGTCAACATACCCATGAATGCACAAAGCGTAATTGCTTTTACTGTTACGAAATTAACCGAAACAAAGCACCACGGGAAACAATGACAATCATATTGCCGCCACCTACGTTAAAGAAGTTAAAGCCGGTAAAAATTAAACAACACCGTGGTCTTAACGGATGTGAAAGATTGATATTATTCGCCAATATTGGTAAAAAATGCCTATACATAGCTGATTTACTACCTAATCATTCGCTTGATGTTGTAAGAAATAACGCAACTTTATGGCGTAAGAAATTAGGGTTTCCAAAGTTAGGCAATGAGTATTTAGTTCCGTGGCAATTGAGATAAACAAATTTAAATTATGGAAAATGAAAGAATGACCGAGGCTTTTATGGATATGGCAGGTCGTGTATCAATGGAACTTGAAAGGGTTGAGGGTTTATTACAAACTTCATTAAGGATGCTTGATGATTTAAATAATAGACCTTATACGGGAGATTATGAAACCGATTATAATCGTAATGCCGAGATAAACGATTTTATCAAAGAGCATACTTATATATCACCTATTGTCAAGCCTCATATAGTTGATATGGATGATTCAGATTTGCCTTTTTAATTCTTAGTATGCGATAAAATTTGTATATTAGTACTTCAATAAAACGCAGTTGAAGGGCGTAACAAAATATTAACGGGCTTAAGACCGGGGAGATAGCTTCAACATATCGAACTGGTTTTAAGCCTTTATTTTTTTAAAATGAATTTACAAGGTATCGTACATGAAGTTGGTAACACAGAACAAGTTTCTGACAAACTAAGGAAAAGGGAGTTAATAATTGAGTATGCGGAAAACCCTCAATATCCTGAATTTATAAAAATCGAAGCTATTAATGATCGTTGCGATTTATTAGATAATGTTAGACAAGGGGAAAGTGTATCTGTTGACTTTAACTTGAAAGGTCGTCCGTGGACTGATAAAACCGGTAAAAAAACTTATTTCAACTCACTTCAATTATGGAAAATTAGTTAATAAAAAACATGAACATACGTGATAAACAGTACCACGACTTCTTTAAGTTGATGGACTATGAATTTATCTATTACCCCGAAAAGCACAGTTTCAATTTAAAAGGTATAGGCTACGCCAAAATCTGTGAGAACGTTGCATCGGATATAATAGTAACGCAAGCTATTGAAGCGTCTAAAAAGCAAAGAATCATATTACTTGAAGGCAATTTAACTTATCGTGCCTATCGTGTTTTTATAGATGGATCAGAAAGTATTGAACATTGCTTTGTTAAAAACGGTAATAAATTTTATCCTTTATATTTTGATACATGGAGTGACTGGCACTGGGAATATTTTACTGAAGAAACTTATGCAATTGCAATGGCTACAAAGACTAAGGATGTTGTATGCCAAAAGTGTTCTACTATTAATGAATTTAAGGTAAACAAATCCGGGCCAAACATAACCGCAAGGTGTGTGCATTGCGGTTACTGGATAACAAATCTAACAACAAACCAACCTGTATCACTTAATTTCGGTAAATATGCAGGTCGTGAAATCAGTTCGTTAAAATCTGACGATGAGATAAGATACTTACAATGGCTTGTTACAACGCCTAATGTTAAAGGACGTTTAAAGGATGCTATTTTAAAACAAATAGCACTATGAACGAAAGTGTATTTATTGATTTGTTTAAGTTAGGTCTTAAACCTATCCCTTTGATCTGGGATGCTGAAATGAAAAGTGCTACCAACCACTGGATAGCACACAGCGAAATAACCGATACCAATTATACAGAGGCAACATTTTCCGAATGGGTTAAAAGCATTGATACCGCTAACGGAATGGCATTAAAATTATTTTCGCCGTTTGGATGTATTGATTTTGACCTTAAGAATACAGAAGATAAAACAGTTTTCGATTTATGGTTGAAAGGCATTGCCTCGGTTGATGATAGTATACTATCAAAGGTATGTATCGAAAAAACCCGAAACGCCGGTTACCATGTTTACATCAAATACCCTAAACTAAAATCAAAGGTTGGTTTAGCAAGAGAAGTAAACGGATCTGAAGTTATCGCTATTTATACAGGTGGTACACTATCTTATTGTTCGCCTACACCCGGTTATGAAATGGTATCAAATGACTTTTCAGATATTGAAGAATTGACGGATGATGAATTTGAATTATTGGTATCGGTAGCTAATACTTTTGATAAGTATGTGCAGCTACAAAGCCAAAAATCGAATATTGTAAAAGAATACCCTTTAGAATATGAAAACATTTTATTCCAATTTGATAGTAAATGTTCTGACGATGTTTTTAGTCATATATTGAGTAGTATAGGCCTTGAGGCAGCTACAAAGTATCGCACAAAGCAAAAGGATAAATTTGTGCCGTTATTGCGTATCGGTTCAAAAGCATCCTATTCGGCAAAGGCTTATTATGGGACTAAAAATTTACAATTATTCACTTCATCAATTCCGGGATTCCCATCCTTTAATGACCGGGTTGACAAGGATGATACTTCATGGAATTTAAGTCCGTCCCGAATACTTTATTATAAAAATGATAAGGACTGGATTTTAGCTATTCAAGAATTAAAAATGCTTTGCGATAGTGCTGAAATTGAATTAATCGAACAACAACCAGTAACTAATCAACCCCTAATAACTCCCGACAGATTAAAATTCCCTTATGATATTTTCCCTGACGAGATATTAAATTTCATAAATGCTCAGACTATACAGCATGAATATTTGGCTGGTGCTGCTTTGGGGGCTATTTCTACATTAATAGGTAACGCTGCGCAATTGCAAGCAAACAATGGTTATTTTGTTAAACCAATATTATATCTCACTATTGTCGCACCGCCTGGAGCGTCTAAAACACCTGCTCTAAAGGCTATTTTTAAGCCGTTAGAAATGATTGATACTTTTACCTATAAGGAATACGTAAAAGAAAAACAAGACTACACAGAGGCGTACGCAATATTTAAAAATCAAAAGAAAGGCGATAATATCAACGAGCCTAAAAAACCTATAATGCGTCAACTTTTAATTAAGGACAGCACTATTGAAATGGTAATTAAAATACTGTCATTTAATCAAATGGGTTGCTGTGTTTACGCTGATGAGTTCAGCGGGTTTATGAAAAGAATGAATCGATACGGAGACGGTGACGAATTACAAAAATGGCTGGAACTTTGGAGCGGATCGCCAATATTAATGCAGCGGATTAGTCGAGATGAAGATAAGGTTGAAAACCCGTTTTGCACTATTATAGGTGGTATACAGCCCGGGGTTTTAGACGCATTAAGTACAAGCGATAATGAGCATAATGGTTTTTATCATAGGTTTTTATTTCTATATCCTGAACCGCAATTAAAACAGGATTGGGTTAAATATGAAATGCCTGCTGCGCTCACTCAAGAGTATTGGGGTTTGATTGATAAGGTAAACCAGCATAGGTCTAATTTAAGGACATTTCAGTTAACCAACGAAGCCGAGTTGCTTTATGCGGAATGGTTTAACAATAAGAACCGTAAATACAATTCAGCCGTAACGGATAATGTAAAGGGTATCATTGCTAAGTACCAAGATTATTGTCTAAGGTTTTCGTTAATAATTGAAATAATGAATAATCCTGATGATTTCAGGAATGCCGTTAGCGTTCAAAGTATGGAACGTGCTATCAGATTGACGGAGTACTTTTTAGGTAATATGAATAAGGCTATGAAGATTTTAACACCTGTAAACCCTGCCGATAAGCTAACTGGAGCAACTGCCGAATTTTACAAAGCATTGCCGGAAAACTTCACGGCATTAAAAGCAATTGAAATAGGGAAAGAGTTAAATATTAAAGAACCTACCGTTAGATCTTTTTTATTAAGGTGGTGTGATAAAAAGAATACTATTTTATCTAAATTAGGGCAAAATAAGGCTGTTTATTACGAGAAGTTGTTTTAAATCAATTAGTTATGTATAAAAATCAAACTTATGCACTTATGCAAAACTTATGCAAACGTTTGCATAACAAAAAACAGCCTTTACATTATCAAAAACGCCGTTTTTACCCAAACTTATGCACTTATGCAGATTTTTGCGCTTATTTAAAAAAGTTATGCACCTTATGCAAAAACAGAAGGATAATACATTTTAACTATATATATAATATATTTTTATTATATCAAGGAACGGTAAAAGTTGCATAAGTGCATAACACCTCTATAACTCGCTGATAATCATATAAATTACACTTATGCAAGGCTTGCATAACTCTTGCATAAGTGCATAACTTTAAAATATGGCTAAACGTTTCAACAAAAAATCCATAACCATCGACATGAACGGCAATATTAAGCCGGTCGAAAAGGTTAAGCGAAAGGTAGTCGTAAAAGAATGGGTAGAAGATCCGCTAATAACGGAGTATAAGAAAAGTAGGGATAGGCATTTGTACAAGATATTCCTAAAAAATAACGATCAGGATGCAATAAACTTTTTAAAACATAAATATGGATTCTAAACTATGCACCAAATGCCACGGATACGGACACAAAGGCAAACCACTATGTTTACCATGCGAAAAGTGTGAAGGAACTGGATTTACGGCCATTAAGGAACGTAAAAAAACGGAATACAAAGAAGCTTCAGAACAGTCCAGTATTGGAAAGTACATGAAAAAGTATTTGCCGAACGTCCCATTTGAAACGGTTAAGCATGAGGGGAAAAAGTCATTTTGGGAGCAGTCGCAACACTCGATGCAAAATTCTAATGATAGTTTCCCAGATACCAGGATTTACTTTTCTGAATTTACGCTTATGATCGAGAACAAGAAATTAGGCACTAAGTTAACTTTGAAAGATGGCGTTACTTGCGCAACGGAGCATATACAAAACCAATACAATACCCATAAGAGATTATTCAATGCCTCGACAAAGGTTTATTTTGCTATTGGTATATCAGAAGCCATTGAATTAATAGAAATGGCTAAAATTGGCTTATTTAAGCCTATGCAGATTTTTAGGGATCGGGTTGTTAAGCAAGATATTTTAAACCAGTAAAGGAAAGACCATGAAAAGTACACCCTTAAAAATACCAACTTACCACTTTGATATTTAGAATAATAAGTTATATTAGACGGAATAAAACGCAATATACTGAGACACAATTAGTTACACATTATTTTTATGCCAATTGTCATATTAAACATATCTTATTGCAGTTTTTAGGCTTTTTTATGTTATTTGAATTTGATAATAGATAATACAAACAACTACACATTTGCCAAATAAGGCACTAAAGGAGGCGTATTTAGTGCTTTTGGCGGTGATGTTGTAATTGATATGCATCATATATTTTAAGTGTCTTAAATAGCCTTATTTAAAGCCGCAATTAAATGGTTGCGGATAGGACATAAAAAAGCCCGGTCTTGTGGGATCGGGCTGGGGATTGGAGGTGGTTGGGCTTACATTTGCATGATGCCGACTACTAAGGCGCAAACTAAGCAAAATATTGCTACTGTTGCGTATATGGTGCAGAGGATGAGGGTTGCCTGGGGTAGTAGTGGCGTATTTTCGCTAAACTTGCCGTTTGTTTGTTGTGGGGTGAATGCAGGGTAAGGGCTTGGCGTTCCTTTTTGCGCCCTGATTGCTTGTTCTCTGGTCATTATCGTATTGCTTTATAGGTTACTGAATTGCCGTATTTGTGTCGTAATAGTGCTATGCTGTTGTTTTTGTCTCCGTTGGAGGCTTGCCAATATAAAATTGGCTTTGGTGAGCGTGGCGGGTTGAGGGCTATGCGCTCGGCGATGGAATTTGTTTTCATAATGGTTATATATTTTTATTATTAGTAATTGAATATCTAAGTAGTGGCTTGCCTGTTATCATTTTTTCAGCCGCTTTACGGGCCTTGAATTGAGTTGTAAATGGCTGCAAAAATGTAGTTACTTCACCTTGTAAAGTGCCTATTGTAATATAGTAGATGGTTTTCATTATATTAATCCACTTAAAGCACGTTTAGTTTCAGCGTAGAATTTACCGTTTAAAAACACTGGTAATTGTTTTTTGTAAGCCAAATGTTTAAGCAACACCTTTTTTGCACTTTTTAAGTGATCGGGGGTTAGGGTGTGATTTTTATTTGCATAATCGGTTAAGTGTGAATATTCATTTGCAACTTTTTGATTGTATATCAATTCAACACCGGCGGCGTTATAAATAGTTGCGTGTAAGCCGTCTTTTGCTACTTTAATCCATACTGGAACAGTATCGCGCAACTGTATGTTAATTTCATTTATTGCACCTTCTAAATCTTCAATGGTTAGATCAAGACTTGAGTATTGTACCCTAAATTTGATATTCCATTGGTTTGCCGCTAATTCGATTAATTCTAAGGTTTTCATTTCTGTAAGTTTTTAATTTGTTTGGTTAATAATTCGATTTGCCTCTGTTGCTCCTCATACTTCCCGCCTTTGGTTAGTAGTCGGATTGCTTCACTAAGGTTACTGTACTTCGCCTCAATGTATTCCCGCTCCGAGGGATATAACCGTATCGGAGCGGGTTGTTTGGTTTCTGTTAGTTTTATGCGTGGCATTTAACAACTCCTTTCAATTCGTTAATATGGCGTTCAGTATCTTGCAAATTATATGACTGAAATACTATTCCGCCACCAAATTGTTTGTTATGGAAGCGTTTACCGCCCATTTTACGGGCTAATCTAACCGCTTCATCATAGTCGTTGTTAATTGCTAAAAAGTGGCATACATAGCGAGGGTTGCCATTTACATCGTTGTTAATCCTGTGGAAGTTGATTTGAGTTTTCATAATATTGCTTTGTTTAATTGTATGATACAAATGTAATACAATTAGTAATACGTGTCAAGTGTTATTTTATATATTCCGTGTTTTTGACCAATGATTCCGACTTATTGACCAATTTATTAATACAGTTTGATGTAAGGATGGCTTATTATTGTGTAAGTAGTAGCAATGCGTATGTTATACCATTAGATGTTGATGCGCTTAATAAGCATTTTTGTAATTGCTTTATCAGCCAGACGCAACCACTTAGTTAAAACCAACCAAGCCGGTTTGCAAAGTCAAAAAAGAGAGGGGCGTGGCTTGTAGGGGATCGGGTTTATGTTAAGGGGTAGGGTGGCGAAATGGGTGGGGGTAATCCTCCAACCCCCTATCTACAAAATTTTTGTATTTTTACAGAATGAATTTCATAGTACCACTTGTTATTTACCCTTTCGATATCATGTTCTCTATTGGGGAGAGTGATAAAGAGTTGAAGTCGGAAATGAAGAGCAGATTATCAAAAGCGGCTTATAAATTAGCTACTGAAGATGACTTCCTGTTCGGTTCAATAAAGGGGCAGAATGCGCATACATTATTTATCAGGGGGCATTGTCAAACAATAGTAAGGCTAGGATTAGAGGCTTCGTCGGGCACTATCGCTCATGAAATATTCCATGTGGTTGATATGATATTCAGGCACATTAATATAAGCCTGACAAAAGATAGCGATGAAGCTTATGCGTATTTAATTGGGTACATAACCGATAAATACTATGAAGCTATTGCAAATACCAAACCTATCCCATACATTTGAATTATCGTGTGACGATGTTGTCAGCGGATAAGAAAGTAAAGTATGAACACAAAATTAAGAGTTGAGTATGATTTCAACAAAAAAGAACCTTATTTAGAATTGTCATTGAATGTTGGCAGTGACCAATCGGTAACAATGCCAGACAAAATGCTGCGTGAATTTGCTATGTTGGCGCAAAACGTTCCTGTGATATTTATTCCTACAACTCCAGAAAGAAATGTATATGAGATAAGGGCAGTAGAAACAGATGTTGACGTTTCTTATCAAGAAAACTTATTGGTAAAGTTTTCAGAATGGTCTAAACCATATTTCTACAATGGAGTTGATGGAGAATTGGCTAAAGATTTGGGATGGGTATATACAGCGTTCTTTAATAGGCTTTACAGTAAAATAAATCCATCATTAGGTAATTTATATCCACGCCCATGTGTTATTAATTATTTCTCATTGCGTCATTATTTTGAAACTTTCTTGCCGCAAGAAGCACGTATGAAAGCTTTCGATAATACTCCCAGAGAAAAGTGGGATGAAGAATTTGAAACTTTTTCACAGGCGATTGGGCAGGCGTTCGATCATGCTAAATCACCGGAAGGGGCGAAGTATTGGAGTGATGTTATATTAAGCGTAAGGAAAGAGAAATAATTTTTAAAAGGTGAAACTCATACTGTTGTGAAATAGAATGAGTTTTTTATATATTTGAAAGAAACAATCATGGCAAAGAAAATCACAAAACAACAAGTAGGGGCAATTAAGAAAAAGCAAACTGCTCCGACCAAGCAATCAAATGTTATAACCAAAAAATTTCCAGTAGCAGACAGACCAAATCCACAGCAACAAAAAACGGTAGATAGTTTAAAAAAGAAGGGCTATATGCCTGAAGCGTCAAGTGTAACAAGGGTTGGTGATAGCACAAAAGTTACATTTATAAAGAAGAAATAATTATGGCAAAATCAAAAGTAACCCCGGCAAAGCGTGACACGACTAATTACTCTGTATTGAAACAGGGTGGGCAAGTACCTACGAGGCGGGTGGATAGCATTAAGAAAGCTAATCCTGCATTGGGTAGGGTGATAGGCAAACCGTCTAAGGGCAGTGGTGGTATGAAGACTTACGGCGATGATGCGAGCGATGCGATTAAGGCGGGATTGAAGGGGAAGAAGAAATGACCAAACCGGCAAAAAAGGTACTCGGATTTAAGGAGGGTGGTCATCCCGGCAAGGCGCTTACTACTGGCAACCATAAGATGGGGGGTGCGGGTGCGGCCAGTGGCAAAGTGAAGAAAAAGGGCACGAAAGTTGCTGTAAAAACATCGAACAATCAAACCAAAAAATAAGATGAGTAAAGAAACAGAACTACCTGATGGTGCGCCGGAAGGGGCGAAGCATTGGAAATACGAAACTGATGTGCATAAACTGGTTATGGTAAGGGAGAATTACCAAAGGGGCACACCGGAGTATGAAGATATAACTGAGCGTATACGCAAGGTTCAGGTGGATGCTTTGGATGGTACGCAGACGGGAGTATATAAGCCTGTTAGTGGCAAGGATAACGCTGCTATTGGAGGCGAGATTGAGGCGGCTAAAGTAGCGGGTGCTGACAATCCGGTTGAGCCTGTTCAGGGAACTGGTCAGGAGAATGCTGCGGAAGAGTTGAAGGCGAAGTAAGGGTCGGCCGATTGCCTTGTGATAAATAAAAAGCCCGGGTGCAAAACGCATTCCGGGCTTTCTTGTGCCTAGCCTAAAGCTGTTGCGATAGCTGAAGCGGTATTGGAAACAAGGATGTTACCGCTTGTGGTTCCGTTGCCTTTTTGAAGCATGATATTAACCTGTGACGCTACGCTGCCTACGCCTGTTGTGGCATCGGCGTAGAAAAACTGGATAACGGCAGGGTTGTAGTAATAAGTTGTACCTGCGCCGCCTGTTGGGGCAGTTCCTTCAAGATTTTGGTAAACAACCAATGGGATGAATGTCGGAAACGCTGTTGTTAGTGCGGAAAGTGTCGTTGAAGACAGGTAAACCGCCTCTCTTTTGGAGTTGTTGATGGTTAACTTGATGTTAAGCGTAGTAACGACGTTAGCGACGGGGCTTGTGGTGTCTGCCCTGAACCATTGTATGTCACTTGCGGTAACGTAAACAGAGTTTGGTAAGTAGGGGTTTGGATTTGCCGCATTCGGGTCAACGACTACGGTTAGATTGATTGAATTTGCCATTTTTTGGTTCGGAATATTGGGCGGGCAACATTGCCACCCTCACCTGATGTAAAGATATGATTTGCAAATGTGAAAAACAAGGTGTATATTGCGTGTGCAACAACGAGATAAAAAAGAAATTAGCTGTCCATACTTCCTGCCACTCGTAGTTGCTTATGTCTTTGGCGGGGTGGATGGCTATTAATATGGCTAACGAACACTTAATCAACCGAACAGTATATTACAAGGGCGAGAAGTACACACTCATGTCTGTTCCGAATTATTATTTGGAAGATGTTTATGTGTTGAGGCGGGGTAGTAAAGAGGTTAAGGTTACGCCAAAAGAGTTTGATAGTGATGTAAAGTATGATAAATAAGATATGAGCAAAATAAATATAAGACCAATAGGGAGCAGGATTGTTATTGAACAAATGGCTGCTGAAACAATGTCAAAGGGTGGTATAATTATACCCGAAATAGCACAGGAGAAACCGCAGGTAGGTACTGTTATGGCAGTAGGAGATACTCAGGTTATCAAGACTGGCGATAAGGTGTTGTTTGGTAAGTACGGCGGCACTAATGTCACCTATGCGGATAAGAATTATCTTATCATGAAAGAAGAAGATGTTTATGCGGTATTAGATTAAGTTTATGAAGTGCATAAACGACTGGATTTTTGTTTCATACGACGATAGGTCTAAGTTTTACCATACGTTACCTAATGGGGTAGAATTGGTTATACCAATCGTTTGGGAGCAGCGGGATGAGTACGGATTTTACACAGGTCAGCGAACTGAAAACCTCGACCGCAAGGAGGCTAACCCGCAGGTGTGTTATGTATTGTCTGAAAACCCGAGGTATCCCGAATATAAAGTGGGGGATAAATTGTTCACCCATTACCTTGAGTATGAGAATGGCGATACTGTTTTAGGTGAAGTAACCGGTAAAATGATAAAAGGTAATTCGGTGTTCTTTAAGGTTGGCGAGGGTGGCGAGATGTTACCTACTAAGGGGACTTACATAGCCGAACGAATTGCGGGAAAAAGGTTCACGCCACTTGGTATATTGCTACCCGATTGGATACCAAACTTTAAAAAGTGCCATGTGCGCTTAACCGTTACCCCTACGGATAGCCCGTATAATGTTGGCGATGTGGTGTTAACCATAGATGACAACCAGTATATGTTTGAATATGAGGGAAAGGTTCATGTAAAGGTGTATGACCATGAAATTATAGGAGTTGCCGACTAATGCCAAAAACGCCTACAAAACATGCGGGTGTCAGGAAGATTTCGCTAAAGCGTGGCGAGGTTATATTTGAGGAAGTAGAAGGCAATACCAAAGCAGGACGAAAGAGCAATGCTGTAAATAATGGCAAGTACGTTAAGTTGTCAGACTTCAACTACTACATAAAGCATGATAAGCGTGGTAAGTTATTGCCATTGTTAGAGGATTTAATCAGCAAAAACCATCGATACCAAACCTACCTTAAAGAGCGTAACGACACTATTGCCGAGTTACGGGGACACTTTAAAAAGGCTTTGGAAAAGAAGTTGGAACGCCGTGAAGAAGTCGTTGAGCGCAGGACTAAAAAGAAGATGAAGCGCCAGTACCATGAGCGCATAGGTAACCTCAAGCAGAGGTTAGAGATCGAGGCGAACGATAAGTTATTTCAAACAGGATATTCTGGTAAGGATATGCTTGTGGGTATTGAGCGAACATTGCTTATTATGGCATCGGTAAGGGAGTTGTTCGGTTCGGTTCGGGAGCGTAGATTTGCCCATGCGTTATCTATATACAACATATATGAATTTCTGTACCATGAGGAAGCTAACAAGCGATGGAAAATTACTAACTACTCAATAAATTTTCTTGCAAAGGAAGAATATATCTATATTTACAATAAGACAGAGGCTAAACATGGTTACGGGGCGATAACACCGAAAGGGGTAGCGTTCCTTAATATGCTGAATGAGCGCTTGATAAATGTAATAAAATCAATAGAAAATGGACAGGATAGCGTTTCTCGACTTGGACGAAGAAAGCCAGCGAAAATATCTGTTAGAGTGCGACGAGCAGCTAAACGGCGTTCCAAGATTGCTACTGGCGCTAAACCAAGCCGCATCCGTCTTGGCAAACGACATAGTGATAAGGAACGACGGGAGTCAGGTGGGGTTGATATACCTGAACGGGGACAAGGAAGACAAATCATTCGACCAACTGATGAAGATGTTCGAGAGGGCGGCGCTTATAAAAGGGATGGCGCTGATAATTGATGATAAGGCGGAGTCCCCAGAGCCTAAAGTACGTAACATTCAAGCTATGGCGCTTAATAAATGAACGACTTTGAATTTAAATCAGCCATTAAAGAGTGGGAGCGCAATAGAAAGCGAGAGGTTGGTGAAATAACAGTACCGTTGCCACCATCCCCTATAAGGAGAGGATTTATAGTTGGCGATTCGCTACCCAAAAAACAACAGAAATTTACTTATACAGAACAACCTAAACGGGGAATAGAGCCTACCGAAGCATTTTTACTTCAGGAGATGAAACGGTTTAGGGAAGGGTACTGGTTTTTTAACAATGGTAAGATTGAATGGCTTACCCCTTTTCATTACTTTTTCCTTAACTACTGGACTGATAAAGGTAAGCAAATGATGTTTGTCGATGCGCAGCGTGACATAGCATTATGGATATGGGGAATAGAGCAGGACAGCAACCTTGCGGGGGGTAACCTGATTACCAACAGGCGTATGGGTAAAACCGTATTCTCAACAGCATGGGTATATTTCCGTACCGCTACCAATTCAGATGTCAGGGCGGGTATACAATCTAAGACCAATTCAGATGTAAAGGTAGTATTCAATAAGATGGTGGCAAGTTGGACAAAGTTGCCCGAATGGTTGAAGCCATTGGATAGCGGCGAAACACGCCCTTCAAGCTCGCTCGACTTCTTCGAACCTCGTAAAAAGTCTACAAAAGGGGACAAAAAGATATACCAGGATGCGCTTAATTCATCCATTGACCATAGGTCTTCTACGGAAGAAGCGTATGATGGTGAGGAACTATTTACCTACTACAGTGACGAAAATGGTAAAACCCTGGAGGTAAATGTAAACACCCGTTGGGAGATTGTGAAGTACTGTTTAATGAAAGGCGCTAACATTACTGGCAAGGCATTACAGACTACTACCGTAGAGGAAATGGAGAAGAAGGGCGGTAAGAACTTCTATGAAACATGGGTGGGTTCGGCTATGTCAACAAAGAGCGAGGCAACGGGTAGGACGAACACCATGCTTACCAACCTGTTTATACCCGCAGATTTCGGTTTCTTATCCAACCACCCCTTAACTGGAGAGCCTTTTGTAGATGAGTATGGCATATCAAATAGAGCATTAGCAAAGGAATATATACTTGCTACATGGGCTAACTTAGAGGGTGAAGCATTACTGTCTGCCCAAAGAAAAAATCCGCTAAATATCAAACACGCCTTTCAAGGCAAAGACGGTAACGGTGAGTTCAGCTCACCTGAATTGGGGCAACAGGAAGATTATCTAATGGAGGAAGCACCTAAAAACTTATTAAGGCGCATTACTTTCTACCGTGACGACATGGATGGTCAGGTTAAATGGCGTGATGATAAGAGAGGTTACTTCGAGATTTGTTGGGACTTTTTAAACCCTTTAAGCGAGAGCAACAGGCGGAAATTACACGCTAACGGTCTGTTCGCCCCAGCTATGACAGATGAGTTTGCTATCGGTGTCGACCCTTTTGCAGCAACTATTACCACGGGTAAGCAGGCGTCTATGGCGGTTGCCTATGTGTATAGGAAAGGTGTGATTAACGACCCGGATAATAGCGCAATGATGGTATGCAGATATGCGCAACGTACCCGAATGAAAGCGGATTTTCATAAGAATGTGATGCTGATGTGCCAATACTACGGATGCAAGGCTAACTATGAAAGTGATGTGGACGACTACTACGAAACATTCCTCCAAAACGGTTTTAAGAACTATGTTATGTGGCGACCTGCTATTACCGTTGACCCGCAGCGAAAAAGGGTGGCTGTAAAGTATGGCACGCCATCTAAAGACCCTTACGCCCTGCAAAAGCACACTCAGGTTATCCATGAATACCTAAAAAACCATTGGCATAAGCTGTACTATTTGGAATTGGTGCAGCAGTTGAAAGTATACACTACGGATGACCGTACGGCTTATGATGACGTGATCGCTTTTGGTATGGCGCTAATTGGCGGGTTTGAGAACGTACGGAATAATACCGCACCCGAAAAGGTTAAGCAGTTTATGAAGTTAAGGAATGTACGGGCGAAAAGGACTTGGACGGTTTAAAAAGCAAAGGACCTTAGACCCTATCAGTACCGAATGCGGCTGTAATTCTGTTTTATGCTCTTTCTGCGTGCAGTCCTAATTTACACCAAGTCCTATTTTCACATATGTCGGAATTTCACTGGTCTTCAGTATCTTCCCATTTCATCACCAATTACTACATAATTGCCCTTTGTGTATTCATAATCGTATATTGATAGTTGTATGGTATAAACATATTCTTGACCATCAATTATACGAAGTTGTTTTCCGACATAAAATAGACCATCGTTATAGTCGACCCATTTAAATACAATTTCAGTACTTTTCTCAATTAATGTGCGTGGGGTATTCATGCCAAATATTACCATTCCGCCCCGAATTGGTTCTGAATTTGGTTTTTTATATTTAACTGAATCCATTAAACACATTATTGCGGCTGCGCTCATATCTCCCTATCTTTAATTATCTTATCAACTAACGGCTTTGGCAGCCTATTCAAATGGTGTATAATAAATGAATTTTCACTTTCATTATCACACTCAAACCAAAAAGGCAGAAAGTAATAAGTTTTACCATCTTCTGCATTTACGACACTACCCATGCGTTGCAGGAGGGCTATTGTTTCGTCATTTAAGTTTATTTTTATCATACTATTTTTCCTCCTTAACCTTACAATAATAATACTGACTAACCTTTGATATACCCAAATAGAAAGGTAACTTTGATTTAACCATTTTACCTTTCCAAAACTTTTTAAGTTGTTTTTTAACCTTACGTGGCAAACGAATAACTTTATATTTTGATGGTTCTGTATATGGTTGGTATGGGTCGTATCCCATCCGATAGCCCGATTTTGAAAAGTCAAACCCTGAAATGTGAGTAAGGTTTGGGTTAAACATTATTGGCACTTCAAAGTCAAATCGGCTAATTGTTGAACCATCATAAGCATTAGGCGATGGCGTTTTCCATTCTATTTTGTTATTAAGTCCATCTTTTAATTTTTCAAATGCTTTCTTAGCCTCTTTTGGACTTTCAAATTCAAGTGAACGCTTTGCGCCAAACTCTTGCATTTCACGAATTAATGATGGGTAGTGAATATCTTTTGCTTTCATAATTACCAAAATCTACTAAAAGGTTTCTTAACCTTAACTTCTGACACATCATAACCCTCAATTTTTTTATAAATATTAAAAGTCATCCCGTCTATACTTACACGGATATATCCCTTAACTCTACCTTTATAATATACAGTTATTGGTTCAATATACTTAAATTCATAGGTCTTCAAAGACGCATGTAGTTCATGTTCGATATGGTTATAGTCGTTATAGTCGAGTTCTATATCGACTGATGATAGCTTTATTTGGGTTGTTTCAGTATCTACCTGAATAGACTTTAAAGTACGGGCTAACCCGTAAAGATGTTTTATTAATTCCATAAATTCTCGTGTTGCTAGACGCAATTTACGATTTATCCTTTGCTATTCCAAAAATATTTTATATTTGTATTCATGTCAGAAAACTCCACTTTTCCGAATCCGCTTGAGCCGGATGATGTCAAAAGAACCGCCCAATACGGACTTCAGTTTATGAAAGCAACTTATGATGGTTGGAATAACGGCTCATTCAGCGGGGAAAGCAGGGCGGCAAGAAAGCAAAGGTTCGATTACAATAGGGCGTTTATGATGGGTAAACAGCCAATGGATGAGTATATGGACATACTCGACGTTGACGGTGAAATGTCTGTTATCAACCTTATTTTTGACCCGTTACCTATCGCTATGCCGTTTATAGCAAGGATTAAAGACAGGTATAATCAGCGTGTAGAAAAAGTTGTTTGCAATTCCATAGACCCATTTACGCAGGATAAAAAGAAAACAGCAAGGGATAACGACGTTTTCAAAATGATGGAGAAACAGCGCATAGCGACACTTCAGCATGAAAGCGGAGTAAATATTGAGCAGTTCAAGGACGACGACCCCGAAGATGAGAACGAGGTGGATATGGAGTACGGGTTCAACTACAAAGAACGTGAAGAAGTATTGATGGAAAACGGTATCGAGATTGTTTTTTATGAAAATGACTTTGATGGCGTAATAAAGGACAGGTCGCTGATGGACACCATTTGCGCAGGCTATTTGGTAAGCGTGGTTGAGGTAGACAACAACTCAAGGGTTAAGATACGTAATGTCCGCCCCGAAAACTTCATCGCCTCATCGAGCGAATATTACGACTGGCGTGACTGGCAATTCATGGGTGAGATATATTTTATGTCCATCATGGATATTAGGCAAAAGTACCCAAGCAAGGTATCAGAGCAAAAACTATTTGAATTAGCTAAATCGCAACGGGGCAAGAATAATAACCCCGATACATGGTCATTTGAATGGTCTGAATACTTTACCAACTCCCCGTCAAGACCCTATGACAACTTCCGGGTTAGCACCGTTATACTTTACCTGAAAACGCTAAATAACATTACTTATTCCGTTGAGCAGGACAGGTTCGGTAAAGAAGTGCTGAATAGAAAGTATGCTAAAGTGCCCGAAAAGGAGTATATAGACAGCCCTGCTTACGAGGTCACCTATACAGGCGTTTGGATAACAGATACCGATTACCTGCTTGAATGGGGGTTATCAAAGAACATGGTTAAGCCCGAAAAGAATTTGACAGAGGTGTATTCGCCCTACGTTATCTATATGCCCGACAATAGCGCATTAGGTAATAAACCATTGGCAGAAGCTATGATACCGTCCATTAAGATGATGCAGTTAATTTATCTGCAACAACAGAAGATAATCGCATCCGCCGCCCCTGATGGATTTAAGGTAGATATTGCTTTTATGAGCGATATAACTTTGGGTGAAGGAATGGCAGATTTGACCCCGTTCCAATTGTATAAGATTTACAAGCAAACAGGTATTCAATACTATAAATCTATTGAAGATGACGGTGATGGGCAAAGGAAAGCGCCCATTGAACCTGCAAATGTGCCATTCTCATCAAAGCTGGATCAGCTAATGAACCAGTGGAATATGCACTATGACATACTTAGCAGGATTGTTGGCGATAATCAGCTTGCTTCGGGGCAGATAAGCAATCAGGCGGTAGGTAAAGAAGTTATGCAGAACGCTAAGCAAATAGCACAGTCGGCAAGCAATTTTCTATATGATGCGTTCCTAAACAGCAAGCAACGGGTGGCTAAATTGGTGCAAATCATGCTTTGGGATATGTTGGTATTCGGCAAAAAGTATGGCGTATTATCTTATGACGGGTATGGACGTGCTTTGGGAACTGATAAGATTGAGAACCTGAAGTTAGAGGCAACCGATGACTTAGGTAAAATGGCATTTGATGTGATGATACAGGTAGTTTTGGATGAGCAGGAACAGGCTAATTTGAATAACGATATTAACCAGGCTCTTGCGCAGAAACAAATTGAGTTCCATGATGCCGTTGATATACGCAGGGTAGCGCAGACAGATTTGAAATACGCAAGCTATCTAATGGCAGCACGAATTAAACGCCGTAAAAAAGAGGCAGCGCAGGAGGCGCAACAGAACATACAGCAACAGGGGCAGTTAAACGCCCAAAACGCACAGGCTAAACAGCAAGGCGATATGCAGACCCAGCAAATGATTCACGCTAATAAGATGGAGTTGGAAGATAAGAAACAGCAAGGTGTGGCTATGCAGGAGGATTACAAGTTTAGCGGTGCTTTGAAAACGGCTATTGCTACGACTATATTGCAGAAACCGGGGGCGAAACTATCGGATATTCCAGATTTTATTTTTGCGGGGTTAAACATTACGAATGCCGCACAAAAACAAACGGTGCTTGATGCAATGCAGGCTATGGCTAAAGGTGCAGCATTACAACAGCACCCCGATAATCAGCAGGAGGCTACGCCTCAAGAGGCTCAGGGGCAGGGGCAACCGGCTTAGTGCAGGAATTGGGTAAATACAATAAACCAACCTAATATGGCTAATATAATTGCAAATCCCCTGAATCCCCAATAATATGGTGCTGTATTTGGATAGCTAAAAGCCGCTAACGTAAATACTATGGTGGATATAATTATCCAAAGTTCGGTGATGTTCATGTAGGGTTAACAATATCTAACTTGTATTGTTTTAATAAATCTATACAACTCAAGTAAGCATCTTTATGAAATTCATATAGGCTATCAAAATTATTTACACCAAAATATCTATTTACAACCCATCCTTTTTGTTTATAATCAGTACCTATTTTGCCAAATATAACTGTAAATACAACCCTATCATCATCTCTGCTTATCTCCGTTTCAAAACCAAAATTGAGTTTGTGTATTAGATTTACAAACTCCATGTATGCGCCAGTTAATGTACCCTTTTCCATATTCCTTTAATTTTAACCCACCTACACCCACAGCGTAAGCATATCTTAGTCGAAGCAAATCGGTATGATACGCATTGATGGTTTAGTAGGTAGCAGAGTAGGCGGTTCATCTAACTACCGCTTTACAAATACCCCAAACAATAATAATTATTCCTATTCCGTATAGGATGCCGATTAAGATAGGGATTGTCATATTAGTAAACTTTGTATATACTTTTAATATCTTTATTTTTAAACGCATCAATTTCTGATTTTATATAATCTTCGCAATCAGAAATAGAGTAATTATACTGATGCCCGCTTCTGTAACAAATTGGTGGTTTTTAATATTCATATCTCCATCCGTACCAATGAAATTTTTGAATATAAAAATGCGTAATACCCGATGTGTTTACTACTTTTTCAATTCTAAATTTCGGGGTTAAAACCATTTTAAAATATTTTTTCATATCCAATTAAACCGTTTAAAATTCCAAGTTCTTGCATCATTTAACTCACGTATTGAAACGGCATATTCATATTCAAATCTTGCCTGACATGCTAATGTATATATTTTTCTCTTAGACTTATGCCAATCCCGTGACACCCACTTCTCATGGGCTATTTTAATTGAAACTTCGCTCATATCTTAAACCTAAATAAAATATATTGCCAAAATGAGCTTCTAAGTCGTTCAAGTATGTTACTACACGCTTGGTACTTAATGGTCATCCTATCTAATTGTTCTTGAATGTCAAAAACTTCTTTCTCATACTCATCTCTAATTGCATCAACCCTTAATAAGTGGTCTTGTTCTCTTTGGGTTAAATCTGTTTCTTTTTCAGCGAATTTGTGATACGCAGGATACTGCATTATAGTATCCATATCCAAATTCCACAACTTACCATTATGCTTGATGCAAGGAAATGTATACTTTGTCGCGTTATGAACCAAACTTTTATTGTAATCACCCTCTTTGTATGTTTTCATTTCAATCTTTTAACATGTTTACCCTGTAAGTCCTGTATTTTTAGATGAATTTTAGTTATTTGGTCAACCAATGGCATCATTTTTTCTATGATTGTATATGACTTTTTATTTGGGTCAGTATATTTTAATCCCATATTAGGCACGTTTTCTTTTTGCTCGTCAGTCCTACCAACAGGTATTAGTATTTTTGCTATGCTTTTACTTTTCATAACATTCATTTGGTGTTAATGGGTATTCACGCTTCAACATTTCATCCATACTTTTAAAAAAATCAAAACTACCTAAAATCTCATAGGGCTTATTAACGCCTCCGTAAGAAACTTTTTGCATTAAAGGCGTTGTGCCTATGTTTATTTTTTCAGTAGACAAAGCCAAATCAACATGGTTATATAACACAAGCCATTGGTCAAAAGATAATAATTCAACTGCTATATCCCTCATGTTTATCAAAAAACCGTGAGTAACAAACATCTTTACGATATATTCAGGCGTATATGTAAAACCTAATTGAGTAAATTTAGCATCCAGTCGGTACGCCAAATAATCCTTAAACAAATCAAGCCGCTGGTTTATTTGAGATAGGGTCATATCTCAAAAGTTATCCCCAACTCTTTACCAATAAGTTGCAGCATGGTTAGAGAAGTGCTTTTTTTACGCCCACTTTCAAGCCCCGCAATCGTGTCTACCGACATATTTAACTTAACTGCTAATTGAGCCTGATTTTTATACCCTTTGGCTATCCTTGCCTCTTGTATTTGCTTGCCTATAATCGTTTGTTTGTTTTTACTCATTTTATAATTTAAAAAAAGGCGAACTCAATATCGCATCTCGTTCGCCAACCTAAACCTGTATCACAATAAAATAAAGGTAAAACATTATTTTCAATATTGCAATAGCAATACTATAAAAATGTATAATTAATTAATTGTATCGCTTATTTATATTTGTTACCAAACAAGCCGAATATTGAGGATAGCACGGACTGATAAATCATAAAAAATGGCAGAACCGACTAATGACCCCTGGCAGACCGTAGCAAGCGGCACACCAACCCTTATAGAGCAACCTATTGTGGATAATACCCCTGCAAGCACCGAAACTACATTGGTAGAATCAGTGCCGGTTGTAGAGACTCCAATAGTAGAAACCCCCGCAACTCCAACAGAGCCGCAAGTTCGTGAAGTAATAAAAGAGGTTGAGGTCATTAAAGAAGTACAACCAACCTTTACCAACGAAACATCCCGTAAGATATACGAGGAGTTGCAAGCGGGCAAAGAAGATGCATTGGCCAATTACCTTGAAGAAAAACGGCGCAACTACGATAATATGTCCGATATGGACGTTATCAAGTGGAATTTACGCAAGGTTAATCCTGAATGGAACGACAAGCGTATCGATTTAGAGGTTAAGTCTAAATACGGAAAATCATTTGACCGTATCGACGTAGCGCAAATTGACCCTGACGACACATCGGCAATCGATAAGGCTAACGCCCATAACGATGCGGTAGAATCAGCATTAGACCTATTGGCTATGCATGGCTCAGATGCCCGTATCGCATTAAATAAACAAAAAGAAACCATAGAACTGCCTAAAATACAACAGCAAGCACCCGCTGAAACGCAACCTGATGAGCAAGCACTCGCAGCACAGCGTAAAGAATGGGAGCAGTATGTTGACAGCACAATGCCAACCGTTGATGATTACAAGTTTGAAGTAGAGGGCGAGGAAGTTCCCTACAAGATAACCGAAGAAGAACGGGCATTAATGTCAACAGAAATGCGCAACTACGACCCTGCTAAAACATTTACAGAAATGGGTTGGCGAGATGAATCGGGCAAACTTAATCCCGCAAGGATAGCAAAGGATATGCACCAGTTGCGGAACATTAAGAACATTGTCACATCCGCATTTACCGCAGGGAAAGAGGCAGGTAAAAAGGCAGTTATAGCCGAAGATATTAAGAACCTCAACTTTACGCCGGGTACAAGCGGACAGAGGGGGGCGCCAAAAAATCCGTGGCAAATGGTGGGAGATAGGAACAATTAATCAAACCACTTAAAAAGAAAACAAAATGGCAATACCAGTTACCACCCCAGCAAGTTATAGTGCCCCACAGGTCACCCGTTCGGGGCTAATCAATATATTGAACGTCGTAAACGTACACGCTTACGAACAGTTCTTACAAAAATTTAATTTCTTGCCCTATATGCTCGTTTCAGAGTTGGAAGGCAATGAGATGGAAAGTACCAACAAACAGTTCTTATGGTATGAAGAACACGGTCGCAACATGGATTATGTCGCCTCGTCAAACACCCAAACAGTATCAGCAGGTGCAGCGATTACCTTAACGGTAGCAGCAGGTTACTATTGGGGTTCGGGAACAGTATCTTCACCTGATGTTGGCATGAAAATCCGTAATGCGCAAACGGGCGTAGAACTTGAAATTACCGCAGTTAACAAAGCTACTGCAAATGCTCACACCGTAACAGCAACACCGTTTAACACAACTGATAATGCATCTTACGCAATAGGTAATGAGTTTTTGGTTATGGGCTATATTGCAGTTGGCGAAGGTAGCGGCAAAACCAATACCCGTATCAAAACAGTTGATAAATACAGCAACTTTGTAACTCAGTTACGTAAGGACGCTGATATTACCGACCAAGGTTTAGCTGAGAAGATCGAGTTTGAATTTGATGGTCGTTACGCATGGGATTATTTCCAAGCAGCAAACGACAACTTAATGGCGCTATATGAGCGTGAATACCTGCTTATGGAAGGTAAACAAGCCAACCAGTTAAGTACAGGCGAAAGCTCTACCAACGGTATTATACCACAGGTACAGGCTAACGGTATCAACTTAACTTATAACACGTTTGGCGTCGCTTCAACATTAGGAGGCATGAGCCGTGCATTGGATAGCATGGGCGCACCGGGTGAGTATGACATTCTGCAAGACAGCTACGCTTCTCAGGATATGCAGAACTCACTATCTACAGAGTACAACAACGGCGCTATCATTTATGATAACAACGGGCGTACAGGTGGCGGTATCGATTTCAAACGTGACTTTAAATCTATTCAGATTTTCCGTCGTAAGTACAACTTGATACCTTACAGCATATTTGATGAGCAGACTACTTTCGGTTCGTCAGGCTTAGGTTTACGTCAAAACTTCTCATTGTTTATCCCTCGTGGTAAGAAAATGGGCGGAGAGGGCGATAACTTAGCGCAATCACAGGTTATGTTACCTCGCTTTACCGTGATGTATCAAAAACCCGGTGGCGTGAACAACCAAAAATGGCATTATGCTGAAACAGGTTTGTTTGCAGAAACACCAACAAGCACAACTGCTGAGAAAGTACGTACCATCATTGGCTATTTTGGCGCAAGGGTGAACGGGGCATCACAGTATGCTATTTTAACAAAAACAACTTAATATTAATTAGGGGCGTGGCGAGAGTTGCGCCCCTATTAAAAAACCAATATGGCAGGCAATCCCAATTTCGTAAAAAAGTCAGCACCAGCAGCGGTATTGACCAAGCGTACACGCAAAACCTTTGAATTATTCCCTATAAACTCATCCGCAATACCAACGGACGGTAAAACAGGCGAAAAGCGTTCACCCTATCCCGCTATCAAAGGCGTGGCAAATGGCGGACATGCTATAAACCCTGAAAGTGGATTATTAGAGGAGTGGCGTTACATACACTCATTCCAAAAGTCAATTTGGGTTAAAGACCAGCCTGATGAGTTATCATTATCGCAGATAAATGATAGCAGGAACGATTTACAGTTCAAAAAAGGATTGCTTCATGTTGATAGTACTGAACCCGCTAAATTGGCGGCGTTAGAGGTGCAGGATGCATTTGCAGGCTGTAAAAATAAATATAACATCGGACACCCTGCCGTTTATTTCCTGATAGACCAGGAAGAGCACAATAAAAAGGTACAGGAAGGTTTGGACAGCGCATTTGAGGCTGAGAAGGCTGCCCGTGAGATGACCGAAGAAAAGATGCTATCAATTGCCTCATTATACGGTATTGATACAGAGCAATCTTCACATTCAATACGCACCTTATTGGTGTTAAAATCAAAAGAGAACCCAAGTGCGTTTATGCGCTCGTTGTTAGACCCTAAAGTTGAAGTTCGCTTTAACTTCTTAAAGGCATTGCAGGCAGGCGTAATAAATACAACCATTATACAAGGACATGTAAGCTGGGAAACAGGCGCCGTAATCTGCAAGATAGATACTGGCAGGGACGCTGTTGACGAATTAACAGCGCAATGGAGTAATGGCGATGAAAAAGTAAAAGAAGCGGCGAACCGCATTAAAGATATGGTTACAGCGGAATAAGTTTAGTTAGTTTTCATAATCGGAGGCGGGAATGTAAAAAGTTTCCGCTTTTTTGTTTAATGAAAATTTGTATATTTGGTACATGGCAAAACCGTTATCCATAGACCAAGCATACAGCAGGCTTAAATACAGAGCCGACAAAAATGGCTATAACGGGTACATATCGCCTGACGACTTTAATCTACTTTTCCCCGCAGCAGAGATTTCATATTTCAACAAACTGTATGAGCGTTACCCTATGGACAGGCGATCAAGCGAGGGATTAAGCGTTTTTTCAGCAACAAGTACGCTAACAATTGACAGTTCAGGACATGCGCCTATACCTACTAATTTGTTACGCATAGATACCATATCGGCAAGCGGTATTCCTGTTACCAAAGCAGAGAAAAACGAAGTGCCAAGTTACCTATCATCTGCCTTTGACGCCCCTACTGTTAACAACCCTATTTACACGCCATATCCCGCATATTTGCAGTTCTATCCTATAACGTTAAGCTCTGCTAATTTGGATGCCTTATATATGCTTACAACATCTTTTTGGGGATATACATTGGCAGGTTCAATAACTACGGTTGGCACATTGGTTGGTGGCGCTGCTTATACTAACGGGACATACCTTTCCGTACCATTGCAGGGCGGTATTGGCAATAACGCTACGGCGAACATAACAGTTGCGGGCGGTGTGGTTACAAGCGTGGTTATACAGAATACAGGCATCGGCTATTTGGTTGGTGATGTTTTATCAGCACCGAATACCTCAATAGGCGGTACAGGTGGCGGTTTTTTAATTAGCGTCGCTACGATAGCTGTTAATAACAGACCTGTTTATTCAGCACAAAATAGCGTTCAACCACTTTGGAACACAGTTGATATAGACCAAATAATATATTTATGTTTACGGGATATTGGGGTTAATACTGGGGCGCAAGACGTCGAGCAATTTGCCGATACATCAATGCAAATAGTTAAATAACAATGGCAGGCACAACATATCGTTCAATTTCCGAAGTAGCCCTCACCACTTTTTACAGAGGTGTACCGCCTGCTGATGCAAAGTTCCGTTTGAATTTTGTAGCGCAGGTAGTAGCTGAAGAAATTGCGGCAAAGGCGACACGTAATGCTTTTGAGAACTCAAATTCGGGTGAAACTACCTTCAGCAACGATATGTTCATTTCGACATATACAGCTTTGCCTGTCTTGTATGATTCTGTGCTGAAAGTGAAATATACCACACTTCCAGCAACACCTGCCGCTTTGCCAAATAATCAGGAAATTCAAGCGGTAATACCTAATGGCGCACGAAACGTACAGGTTATACCGATAAAAAACAAGGATAGGTTCATGCAAAACTTTCTGCCAAAGATAGGGGGTGTCGTGTTATACTATATCCAAAATAACCGAATTGTATATGATAACTTTACAGAGTTTTCATTTGGTTCGGTAAATATTAATATGATTGGTTCAATACCAAGTGGTACTAATCTACTCGACACAATCATTAATTGCCCTAAGAACTATGAATCGGAAATTGTCGCTTCGGTTGTTCAGCGACTTATGATGACCGAGCAAAAGCCACGCCCTACTATTGAGAATTTACAAACTAATCCGAATTAGAGATGTTGACTAAACCACTCAAGCAGATTGTTGCCGATTTCTTACTCTCAGCAGACCTAAGTGACCATGCATTCACAAGAATTTACCACATCGGACGTAGGTGCATAGAAAACGAATTTAACCTCGATATAATGGGTGGGTTTAGAACGGTTGTTTTAGATATTAACCCTAACAAAACGGTTGAGATACCAACATGGTGTACTAAGTTTTCAAAGATAGGTTTAATCAACGAAATTGGCGAAATAGTGCCTTTAAAGCTAAATGACCAATTAAATACCTATCATGGTATATACTTTAATCAGACCGACAGACTTGCGGGGCTACCTAGAATAAACAATTTTTCTTATTCAGATGCAGTCCCTACGGGTTACCCTTATGGCTTTGGTTTGACCTACCTTAATTTTTATTCAGGCGGCACATCATTCAACCTTTACGGGGCATCGGGCGGTACGCCAACAATAGGACGTTACAATATTGACATTCAGAACGGTATAATCGTAATAGATAGTAAATTCCCGTATTCTCAGGTAGTTTTTGAAGGTATGACCGATGGATTTGATGATGAAACAGGGGATTATATGATACCTATTGATTGTGCCGAAGCTATGGTCTATTGGTTAAGGTGGCAAAATATGGCTGATTTGCCTAAGAAATACCCCGCATCTTTATGCAAAAATGCAAGACGGGAGTACTACAACGAAAAACGCAAGTCAAAAGTTCGTATCAATCCTGCAAATATCACCGACCTGCAAAATGCAGAACGGGCAAGTTGGAAATTAGTAGCTAAAGCGTAATGGAGATAACAGACTTAATTGCGCCCGCTAACGGAGGACTGAATCAGGACGATGCCATTGAGTATATCGAGGGTAATATCGATAGCCCGTTACGCAGAAACCTACGCACATCAGGTACAGCCAATCAGCAAGCAGGTAAATCCACTTCCATAGAGGATATGGTTGCCATAGGCGGCGCTTTACTGCCCGGAATTAACGATGTTATAGGTGGAAATAAATTTACCGATACAGGACAGATAATAGCCTTTAGGTATAACTCAAACGGGAATAACGAGATTTTGCTATATGATAATGCTACGAATACTTTATCTGTTATCTATACCGACTTAACAAATTCAGCGGGCGAAACATTACTACCACTTAATCCTCAGAATTGGGTTAATTGTGAACTGATAAACTCAACATACCTTGTGTGGTGGGCTAAAGGCTTAGAAGTCGGATATTGCAACCTTAAAACCCTCGCATCAGGCGGGTATGGTACTGTTTTGCCCGAAGACCTATCCCTCTTAAAACCACAATGCCCATTTCCGCCAACAGGTACTTATGGGAACGATGCGGGACAGCCTGCCAATTACCTTTTTGGCTATCTGCCTCAATTCAATTGCCAATACATTAACGCTGATTACAATTATTCAGCATGGAGTACATGGAGCGCAAGGGTTGTTCCGTACCAACAAAATACACCGATAGCAGGAGCTGATGTTACGCAGAACAATTATATTATTGTTTCAGTATACATGGGCAGCATAAGGGTAGTTACTACCAATATTGCAGCTCGTTTTGGTACAGACAGTTTCTACATCATTAAAAGTGTGGATAGGGCTTATGTGTTGGCATTACCAAACACATCTGTAAGCGTAGCAACAGAGGTTTACGAGGCATACGACCCATCAACCAACTTGTACAGTTTCGCTTTTTATAATAATTCAGTTAAGATACCTGTTCCTGATACACAGACGAACCAAACTTACGACTATATATGGCCGTCCGAAGCAGGGGCAAAGATTAACGGAAACTACATTGCTTTAGGTAATTTTTCTACACTTTATCCTCGTCCATCTGTGCAGATCGTGGCAGGGGCAGTTGGGTATAACCCAAATATCACTATACCATTAACTGGGCGAACCAATCCTTTTAAAATCACAGGGGCATTTTATGGCGAGTCCAATAGTGGTGAGGGAAACCATAAACGCCTAATGACATTAACGGTAACGGGTATTCCCGTGACAGGCGATGTTATTACGGTCACAGATGCTGACATACATAATGCTTCGTCTACGCTGACCTATTCGTATACTGTGCCATCTTCTCAAACAGGAAACTTAGGTGCTGTGGTAGCTTCTTTTGCGGCTAAATTACCTAATTCAAGCTATGCAATGAATGGCAGTAGTTATACCATTGATTGGGTAGACCAACCGTATTACGGGATGCAATCAAATAGCATTCAATTATTTTATGCTGGCGCAACGGTAGCAAATTCTATCCCAACAGCATTAGATAATACAGTATATCAACTTGCCTTGTCGTTCCGTGACAGCAAGCAACGTTTTTTACCGCTTTGTACGGACAATACTTATATCATACCAACCCCGTCTTATGCACAGGTAAACGGCAACGCCATACAAATCACATGGGCTATTCAATCAGCGCCACCAACAGGTGCTGTAGATGCGCAATGGGTTATTACAAAGCCACCAGTTGATAAATTGCTCGATGTTTCGGGGGTAGTTGTTCACTATATATCAAGTTGGGATGCGAAAGCGAACTCGCCATCACTATCACTAACAGGAACGTATAATGTTGGTGACACCTATCAGATAACGACCCCTTGCGACCCGACAGATACAGCACATTACACCAATTTAGGTAACGGCGAGGCTTACAACACATCCGACTATATTATGTGGAACGGTAAGTTTTGGGGGATAATCAATAAGGATTTTGGGGATTTGACAAGTACAGGCAGTATACTTGCATTTTGCATAAACCCACTCAACCTGTTCAATCAGCAATATTCAAATGAGGGTGTAAATACAGTACTTTCATACGATTATGCAGCAGGGGACAGGTGTACCTTACATTACTACATCAACGGCGGTTCACCTGTTTACATTAACAACCCTTGCGTAAATCTTTCCGTTTTAGGCTTTGACCCTACAAACTATCTTGTTAAGATGGAGAAGTCTGCAACGTTTGATACAAGCGCATTAGATGGGCTAAACACCTTTCTTCGTCTTTACTCACCTTCGCCAAACAATCAGGCAGCATCAACAAATCAAAACACAACAGTTTGGTACGAGATAGGGGATTTAATAACCATAACAAACGGCGCATTTGACAAAACAAGCGGCATAATTAATGACGGTGGCGCATATTATAAGACAAGGGTTTACGAAGATGCAATTTCGCCATATTCAAACCCGCCGATTGAATACCTTGCTACCGACTTGAACTATTCAGATTTTTACCAATCAGCATTTAGTAGTTTTGGTCGTGTCCGCACTTATTACGACGAATTGGAACAAACAGATAGGGCGGCATCAATAATTACCAGTCAGGCATATATTACAGGAAGTAAAGTAAACGGATTAAATACTTTTTATCAGGGCAATATATATGGCGACGGTGACGGTGAAACATCTTCATCAAAGGGCGGTATTATGGTATTATGGCAGCGTGGCGATGTGTTATTGGCTATTCAGAAACAATCTATATTCTATATTCCCGTAAATATTACCTACACCCAACTAAACGCAGAAGATGAACAGGAAAGCATATCCAATAAATTGCTAAATAACGGTAGGTATGAGGCTAAAGAAATAGGTATAGGTAACTTTAAGGAAAGTTTTTGTACCCGATTTGATGTGGCATATATGATTGACGGCAATAATTTTCTGCCTGTTAAAATAGAATCTACCGATGTTTTGCCTATCCCTAAAAAGATGTCTAAGTTCTTTAAAAGCGCAATCAGGCAGGCGGCATTATCGGGTGTTAAGATACCACAATACTACAATGACTTTTACGAGGAATTACTAACCTGCATACAGGCTCAGTCAAGTGTTGTCGTTCTTTGGACTTTTAACAATACAGACTGGCAGGTAGCAAACGCTTATACCATTCCTCCAAGTGGCATATCAGATGTAACTAACCCCACAAATGCAACCGTTTCATATAACGACACAACAGGAATAGCTACATACACCCCAACAGGAGCATTCGTCGGAAATACTGTCGGCACGTTTCAATTCAACCCCGGTTCGGGTGTTGTAACGCAGAATGTTTGCCTTACGTGGATAGCAGGGACGACTACGGTTAATCCTTTCTCATTTACGCCATTGGTAGGATTGCCACTAAGCACTTTGGAAACGTCCAATTCAATATCAGTTTCAGGGAATAATGTCCCCGTTGCAATTAGTATAACAGGTGGGCAGTACAGCGTAAATGGTGGTGCTTATACATCTTCGCCGGGTACTGTTAACCCGAATGATACGGTTACGGTTCAAGTTACGACGAGTTCAAGCCAATCTACACAAACCAATGCGGTATTAACCGTATCGGGCACAAGCGGGACTTTTAGCGTTACAACAGGCAGTGAAACGGTTAACCCTTTTTCATTTACTTCCCTTACTGGTCAAAGTGAAAATACTTTAGTTACATCAAATGCTATAACTGTTGCTGGTAATACATTACCTGCACCTATATCGATTACAGGAGGTCAATATAGTATTAATGGATCCGCTTATACGTCTGTAACCGGAAATACAAATGCAGGCGACGTTGTGACAGTTCAACTAACGACTTCATCATCATATAATACACCCGAGTCAGCTACACTCACAATCGACGGTCAAAACGGTACATTCACGGCAACAACAGCACATATACAAGCATTCTCATTTACACCTGTAAATAATGCACCATTAAGCACACTCGAAACATCAAATAGCATAACTGTTATGGGTGCTGATATTTCACCTATCCCAATTAGTATAACGGGTGGTCAATATAGTATTAATGGAGGCGCTTATACAAGCGCAAGCGGGACTACCAATATCGGGGATGTAATCACCGTTCAAGTAACATCAAGTGCAAGCAATACAACTATTACTTCTGCAACACTTACAATACTTGACCAGTCGGCTACTTATAATGTAACTACGCTGGGTGTAGCAGGGGCAACAGGAATATTGGTTATAGATATACTAACGAATACTACTATTAATGCTTACGCTTATGTAAATACACCGGGTGCAACAGCAGTTTATCAGCAGCCAGTTTACACAGGTCAGAACTTCTTACCATATGGAAGTACTGATGCTGCAAATGCATGGGCATTATCAAGTGACTTTAATCCGCCTCAACCCACAAGAAGATTTGAATTTAACATACAGAAGTTAATAGCTAATTATCCTGCCGAGCCTACATTTACATTTATTATAGCGGGGCGTGATACTTCTGCAAGCACAATAAATGGTGCTTATGTAAACCAGTCAGCATCCAATAGTAATATGATAATGAACGGTTCTTCTGGTACGTATTTGCCATCTGTTAGCGGTACTGAATTAGCCTCAACCTCATATAGCGGATACGCAGTTGTTGCAGGTGCAAACGGAACGTATGGTATAGGAGTTGGCGCAGAAATTATTAAATTTGTATATAACGTTTCCGCTCAAACAATAACAGTTAGCGTATAGATATGGGTTACTCAGCGATACAATATCAACCAATAGCGGTAACCCTTACCACCGAAGCAAATTCGACAGGGTGGAGCGTGTCGGGTCCGGTAGCAACCCATAGTAGCTGCCAAGCGGGTAATATAACCCTATTATCATACCCCGTAACCGCAGGGCATATATACCAAATATCCTATCAGATTTTAAACATATCTGGCGGGTATGTACAAGCTAATTTAGGTGGGGAAGTTGGTATCAGCAGGACTACAACTGGCCTTTTTGTTGAAACTATAACAGCAACATACAATGGGTATGTGTTATTTTACTCTAACGCCAATTGCTCAATACAGGCATTTAATATTAGCGATAAGACGCAACAAGCGGGGACAACATTAGCCTATAACCCATCACAAGAGAAATGGAGCGATTTCAGGGACTATTATCCTGATTGGGGTATATCTTTGTATGAGCAATCATTGGTGGCGGGAAGTGGGGCATTTTACGTATCAAACAACGGTCAGGCTGGTAGTAATACATACTTTGGTGGCGTGTCTTATCCGTCAATCATACAGTTGGTATGTAATGGTCAACCAAAAGAAGTTAAGACCTACAAGTCATTATCTGTTCAGTCGGATCAATTGTGGGTGACTACCGTTGGCGGGATCACAACATCGCTTGGTCAAATAAGCGATTTAGAAGATTTGGATTTCGTTAAGGGGATACTGTCAGATTCGAGTGGCAGTACAACGATTTATACTAAAGAGGGCGTTTATTCAGCTCAATTTCTACGGGATAAAAACACGGATTTACTTAACGGCGATAAATTGAAAGGCAATTGGGCGTTAATAACATTGACTACAGGAACGGGTAATTTGCCTGTTGCATTGTTTACGGTTGAAGTTAATGAAAAAATTAGTAAAATTGGCGTAAGATGAGCGAAATACAAGTCACGAAAGAAACCTGTACGCCTACCGCAAAAGATGCAAAAGATGCTTTGGAGTTTGCTTTATGGCATTCAGCTAACCGTACAGAAGTGCCTTTGATACAAGATTTTTCGCCGGGAATTTATATTAGAACAATAAATATCCCAAAAAACTGTACATTTACTACGGAATTACATAAAACAGAGCATTTTTTTGTTATTTTAGAGGGAGAATATTTGGTTTGGACAGATGAGGGGGAACCCGAACATATTGTTGCACCCTGTATGGACAGAACAATTCCGGGGACACGACGTGTAGTACAGACGCTTACCCCTGTAAAATGGATGACAATTCATGCTAACCCAACTAATGAAACAGATGAAGATAAATTGCGTGAAATGATTATTGAAACAGAACGTATAAATCCTTATTTTTAGACTGATAAATCATGGAAGCAAGTAATTTAATAAGAAAGGAAGGTATATCATCACATTTATAGCTGTCGCCGCAATTGGCGGATTGGTAGGTACAGGTATTAGCGCCTACAAAAGTATTAAAGAAGGTCACGACGCAAGCGAGATTAATAAAAATAATCCCCGCCCTACATACAATATACCGCAAGAATATTACGACAACCTGAATATAGCTAATCAGATGGCTCAACAAGGTATTCCACAGCAACAATACAATAACCAAATAAACAATATAGGTCAAAATCAGGCAAGCGCATTAGCCCAACAAAACCGTTCGGCAAATCCAGGCGCTAACTTATCAGCTATTGTACGTCAGGGAGATTTAGCAACAGGGTCATTAAACGCAGCAGATGCAGGGCAACGGGAAAATAATTTACGTTTAGCCATGCAGTCAAGGGGCGATTTAGCGCAACAGAAATTAGCGAAACAGCAGTATAACAAATTTGATAAATATACAGAGCAGTTTAACAAGGCGGCAGCATTACAAGGGGCATCCAATCAAAACTTAGGCAACGCTATTAATGGCGCTACAAGTATAGCTACTAATTTGGCGAAGTATAATTCTACTTTCCCAAATACGACCACAGGAACAACACCCCAATCTTCTCAACCCGCATACGCTACGGGCGACACTCCTGTAGATAACCCGTATGCTACGAACCCTTTTAACAATATGGCGTAATGGGCAATGGGCACTTGAATATAGGAATTGGGCAAGGCGGGGCAACGGTATATGACAATGCGCCTGCTGTACAAAACTTTGCAGATATTGTTGAACAACAAAAACAACAACGTGACGCACAGGTTAAGCAGCTACAAGGCCAATTAGCTAAATCTTCACCCGCAGGCATACGTGAACCTGACAGACAGGGGTATATGGATAAATACTCCCAATTACAGTCGGTTGGCAGGCAAATGATAAATGAGCGTGACCCATATAAAAAAGCGCAATTACAAGCACAAGTTGATAAGGGGTTTCAAGACTTAGGCGGCTATGTAAGCGATAGTAAAGCAGGCGCAGCAAATGAAAAGTTTATACAGCAACAGGGCATAAAGAATAAGGATTTTTACAATACGTTTGCCGATGATGCTCACGATAAGATGATGAAGTCTTTTAATTCACCTCAAAGCAGCCCTGACTACATCAAAGATTTTGGTAGTTTGCAAAGGCAGCCCGATATGGATAAGTTCAACAAAAATATTGATGATATTACAAAAGGTGTAAAAGAAAATGCAGTTGAAGATACAGACCCATTAACGGGCAAATATGTTGCCCCGAAAGAGTTTAAGGCGAGTATTAATGGTCAAACAGGAACTTTTACGCAAAGCACAAAATATGTTAACCAAACTGAGTATGCACACAAGTTGCTTAATTACGTAACTACTAATAAAGATGCGCCTATAATACTTGCTAAAACATATCCGCAAATAGCGCAAGACCCAAATATTCCGCCTGAACAAAAACAGGCTGCTTTGGTGCAGGCGTTTATTAAAGACCATCCCGTAGAAAATATACCAGGGCAATCTAAATATCAAAAGCCTGAAAAGCCTGATAACTTTTATGCTCATGAAGAATGGAAACAATCGCATGGCATAGGGTCGGGTGCGGCAAAAATTACGCCTACATATACCACTTTCGAGGCAGGTAGACAGGGAAATACACAGCAGGCACAACAGTACTTAGATAATAACGTGCCGAAAGGTCAGTTTAAACCGGGCGATAAGCCTGTTATACAAAGCAATCCTGATGGAACACAGACTTTGCATGTGCCTGCCGTGGTAAAATTGGATAAGTCAAAGCAAGCGTACAACGAACAATTAAAATCACAGTATGATAAAAATCCTGAAAAGGCAAATAAAACATTAGGCATGTTCGGTGGGGATAAAGTGCCATTTGAGAAAAGTAGCAAATATAGCAAACTGCAAGACCCGTATACCGAAGTTGAAAAATCAAAAGACATTCCACTTGACCCATCCGACCCAAAATCATATCACGAAACTATGGGTGCTGCATTAAAGCAGTTGAAAGTTCCTGTTAGTGATATTGATAAGGAGGCGCAAGCAACTGTTAGGGGAAAGCAACCGCAGGCTTCTACTAAAAAAGAACAGACATATTCAGCGCAAGGCGGTAAAAAATATACTCATACACAACTAAAAGCAGCGGGGTATACTGATGCTCAGATTGAATTAGCAATAAGTGAAGGGACGTTGAAATAATGGATGAGGTAACTGACCCAAAAGACCCTTTAGGAATATTACCTAAGTCAGCGCCTGCAAAAACAAGCGATGGTGGTGACCCTTTTGGGATATTGCCTAAAAAAGCAGCTACAAATACGCCACATACCAATCAACACAATCAGCCTAATAAACCCATTCTTGACCCAAATGTCGTTAAACAGATTGGGCAACAAAACAGGGACAGGGTTATTAAAGCAGGAGGCAACCCAGCGGAATACGATGCACAATTAAAAGCTAAACATGCGCCAAATAATACGTGGAGTAATATAGGCGATTTTTTACCCGCAAAGATAGGCGAAGGAATAAGTAAGGACGTAGCAGGATTAAGTCGATTCGTGGCTAATAACGCAATGAATAGCCCTTCATTAGCTCCTGCAAGGGAGTTGGTTAATAATTTTGCGTCGGGGTTAGACGGCATATCTAAAATAGAAAAAAATACGGCAGAGTCAAACCAACTACCAAATACTACCATGGGAGGTGTAGCGTCATCCGCAGCGGGTTTTGCCCCTGACCTGATAGAACTTGCGTTGACACCTGAATTGGATGTTGCAAAGTTGGGTAAATTAGGGGAAGTTTTATCTAAAGGTGGAAAATACGCACCTAAAATAGCAAATGCACTAATTGGCAAATTTCCTATTCAACAGGGAGTAAAAGGGTTGTCTGATAGGTATGACGATGCTGTAAATGCAGGGCAGTCAAACGGCGATGCTGTTAAATCAGCTTTTGCAAACGGAATGAAGGAATACGGTAAAGGTGTATTTTTTGACGGCGCAGCAAGTGCAGCGGGTAAAGTATCTGAAATAGGCGCAAAGGCTATGGAAGATTCGGGGTGGAACAAAACAGCGCAATTGGTTGGAAGGAAGATATTACACTCTACATCACAAGCAGCCGCATTTAGTGCCGTTCCGTTTATTTCCAATGCATTGCAAGGTAAAAGCACATCATTTGATGGGCTAAAGGGAACCGCTATTTTCGGCGGGTTAACGGGTATATTTCATGGAGAACCCGAAGGTAAAGAAGCCTCTGATGGCGCTGCAAAAGAAGTTCAACAACGTTCGCCATTAATTGACCTTCATAATTTTATGCAGGCAGATTTGCCTTCTATCAAAGCGGTACATGAGGCAAAAGAAAATCCTACCGATTTGCAGGTTAAAGGCGGCATACATGCCGACAATGCGTACAGGGCAGACGATCCCGAAGAAAAGCAGGAACAAATAGTCGCATCATCTTTGAACGGGAAAGCCGCTTCGGTAAAGGCATTTACAAATGCGATAGCTAAAGATAAGCAAGGAGTTATTGACGGTATAAATGAATTACCTATTACCGATGAACAAAAACAATCGGCAGTCGATAAGGTCAACGATGTGCATAAGCAAATAGACCCAGTTGAGAAGCAAAAAACAGCCATTGGCGACCAAATAACCGACATCGATAATAAACTTGTTAAACAAGCCAATAACCCAGTAGAGGAAGCAGAGCAAGATGTTCTAAAAGAAAAGCGCAAAGGGCTTAATAATCAACTAAAGGAAATAATAAATAAACAACAAAACCCAACAGAAAATGAAAAAGATGACAGCGGGCAAAGCAGCCAAAGCGAAAGTAGTAAAGGAAGGGATGAAGATGCCGACCAAAATTCCGAAAGCTCTGAAAAAGGGGTACAAGGGAGCGGGGAACTGCTAAATGAAACGGGCGGTGATGAGCCGCCTGTTAATGAAAAAAAAGAAGATGGAACAACTAACGATAGCGGAGATAAAAGCACTCCAGGCGAAGTACAGCAACCCGAAAAAACCGAAGAGGACAAAACCGGCATAACAAACTCCCACGTCGAAAAAGAGCGTGAAGAAGATATCCCACGAGATAAGCGTTCGGTAGATGAAGTATCTAAGGAAGGCAAGCGTTTGGTTGATAGTGGTGAAGTTGATCCTAATGAATTAGCGGATCGTGTAATATCGGGCAAGCATACAGCCAATGAAGATGAACAGTCTGCTTTGCAGTACCAAAAGCAACGGCTAAAAAACAGGCAAAATGCCCTGCTTAAAGATAGTGAAGCTAACCCCGAAAAGGCGTCAAGCAACCATATTGAATATGAGCGAAACCGTGAGTTAATTGAAAAAAACAGGCAAGCTACTGAAAAGATAGGCAATATTGCAGGGCGTTCGCTTCGTATGAGGCAAGAGGAAATGGCAGATGACTATTCTATTAGCCACATGGAACAACGGGCTAAGCAAGCTAAAAATGGCGGTGAACTATCAGCAGAAGAAAAAGGGCAAGTAGCGCAGCACGCCAAACGAATAGAAGAACTGGAAGGCAAACTTGCCGATAGGGAAGAACAGGTGCGTAAATTAACAGACCAAAATACCGTCGATAAGGTTAGGCGGGGCGAGGAACTGGATGCACGTACTCAAAAAAGGCAAATAACAAAATCATCTTTACGAAAAGAGCGTGAAGATATAAAGGCGGAATTAATCACACTTGCCCGAAAATCACGGGCTAATATAGGCGCTAATAAAATACCTGTTGAGTTTCTTGCGCCAATGGCTAAACTTGCACGTAACTATGTTATGGAAGGCGCTGTAAATATTGCACAGGTAGCCGATAAAATATACAATGACTTAAAAGACCATTTAGACGGAATTGACCTTGACGATATTGAAGATGCTATAAAAGACGGATTTGATAAGCATTTGGCTGAAAGGAATGAGAAGCGTTTGGCTGCATCGAAAGGGCGGATGGTGAAAAAGACCGAAGCGCTTAAGTCGGGTAATTATGAAAAGCGTGTAATGGATAAGGTGAAGGTGGATAAAGATTATTTAGACATTCGTGCCGACCTAATAAGGGAACAGGCTTTGGCAGACAGACGTATTGCTAAAATAGCTGAAAGTCAAAAAGCAGCATGGGATAAGGGTCTAGGCAAAGTGGTTAAGTATGGCAGGATTTCTAAATTAGCGTCCTTGCCTGTATTGGGTAAGCTGTTTGCAGCAGGTGCAACAACAATGGCCGCAATACCATTAGAGGAACAGGCAGGAAGATTTAGTAATTTATTGGTTCCAAAAGGGATACGTGAAAAATCACTTGGAGAACAATTCGTATCTCGAAGTAGGATGAAGGGTGCCGCTAAAAACAATCCTGACCTCGATATGGCATCGTCAATTGGTAAAGCTTTTGCAAAAGGCGCAACGAAAGGGATGAAAGACGCTTATGATGCTGTTAAAAAAGGAGGTAGTGACTTACAGGCTTTATATAGTAAAAATGGGTTGAAAGAAGGGACTCCCGAAGCGCTGGACTTTATAGGTCATTTGCACTCTGCTATTAAAGCGCCTTTTAAACGTATAGCATGGGAACATAGCTATGCAAAACGTGTAGCTAATACAATACGTGCCGGATTTGATCCTAATGACAGCATAATAGATGCTCAAAATAGAATGATGGCATACAAGGATGCTGAAAGGCGAATATTTATGTCTGACAATAAGTTCGCATCTATATTTGAGAATTTTGCAAAAACACTTGAAAACGGTGACCATGTTGGCACAAGGACGGCAGGTGCAGTTTTACGGGCACTTGTCCCATTTATGAAAGTACCATCTAATATCGCTTTAGAGGGGTATCATTATGCGGGTGGGGGCATTCTGTCAAGTGGCATTAAAATATTGCAGGCTATTGGGAAAAAGGACGGGTTTAAAAGCGTTACTGATGCACAGGCTGATATGATACTTAGGAACATGAAAAAAGGTTCAATAGGTGGGGCATTAGCGGCTTATGCTTTTTTTAACCCTCAATATTTCGGAGGTTTTTACAAATCAGATGACGACCAAAAAGAAGGAGCCGTATTAGGTCTACCATCTCAATTGTTTGACCATCCATTATTTCTATCTATGCAGGCTTATGCATCATATAGTAAATATATAGATGCAGAAACGGCAGGCAAAAGTTTAAAACAATCCCCTCTATTAGCAACAGCTACTGGTCTAAGTGAGCATATACCTTTGGCAGACCAGTTACAGCAAATAAGTACAGCAATGGGGTCAACGGATAAACTTAACACATTCCTATCAAACGAAGCGAAAGGTCAAATTGACCCTGCTATATTGCAACAGGTCGCTAAATGGACTGATAATTCAGATGCGAGATACCCCGAAAAAGGCGAAGGATTACCAACTCAGTTATGGCAGACAGTTGAAACTGGTTTGCCTGTATTACGTGAGAATGTCGATGATGTGAAGCCATATAAGGCAAAAAAATATTCTTCTTATGCGGGTGACAATTGAAACAATACATTCCGAAACAGAATCGGTAGCCTTCACCACTTACCCGAACGGGGAACGGTGCATAACTATTGCTACGGACAAACAAAAAGAGGTATTAGATAGTATTTACCAATTATTACAATTAAATTTGGGAGAAGATGATAGAGCCTGATGAAGATTACGACTACGAACCCGACCCGGAGATTAGCGTACCAACAGAGGGTATAGACCCTATTGACGATGAGTTGTGGAGCGATGATGAAACGTCTGAAGAATTTATGAAATGAACGAAATAGTAAAAGATAAAATTGCTTTAGTATTTGATGATGGTTTATACCTATCATTAGCCGTTCGTTTATCCCGTGATTTTAAGCATGTTTACTACTTTTCGGAATGGAGAGGAGAGTATCCAAAAAGTAAAAACGATTGGATAGGTCGAGGCATACCAAAGGTTGAACGGGTTGAAAGTTGGGAGGCATATATAGATGAAGTTGATGTGTTTATTTTCCCGTCCATTTATTTTGGTGAAACTCAGTTACTCCTTGAAAGTTTAGGGAAACGTGTTTGGGGGAGCCGACTTGGCGACGAGTTTGAACTGCAACGGTACAAATCAAATAAATTCTTTAAATCAAAAGGTCTTGCACAGCCTGAAATGAAGCAAATAATCGGCATAGATGCATTGCGAAAAGCATTGCAAAAAACTGATGATAAATGGATAAAAACCAATTTATATAGGGGTGACGGTGAAACTTGGCATCATTCTAACTATAAAACATCGGAGGCTTATTTAGATGAAATAGAATATAAATTAGGCGCTGCAAGTAAGCAACTTGAATGGCTTATTGTTGACCCTATCGATGGTGACGATATTGTTGAATATGGTTATGACGGATACTGTATTGACGGGAATTTTCCTGATAAGACTATATTCGGATATGAGGTTAAAGATGTTAGCTATTGTTGCGTAGTTAAAGAATATAAAAAATTCTCACCGCTAATTACCGAATTTAACGATGTTATAGCCCCTGAGTTAGAAAAACACCGTTACAGGAATTTCTTTCATACCGAGGGCAGGTGCGGAAAAGATAAGGTTAGCAAGATAACTGATATTACATGCCGATTAGGCAGCCCACCAGGGGAATTATATATGGAAATGCTGCAAAACTTATCCGAGATAATATGGCATGGCTCTGATGGTAAAATGATACAACCTGTATTTGAGGGCAAGTATGGCATAGAGATTATGCTTGACAGTCCTTGGGCAGAAAACCGTTGGTATAATATTGATTTTCCTGACAGCATATCAAGATGGGTCAAATTAAGAAATTATTGTATAATTGACGACACGTATCATGTAATACCCCGTTTTTCCGATTTTGACAATATAGGGGCTTTAATAGCAATTGGAGATAGTATTGAAGAGTGTTTGGAAAAGGCTAAAAAATACAAAGAAAAAATAGAGGCTTTTAAATTAGATATTCCTACAAGTGCTATCGATAAGGCGCAGGAAGTAATTAAAAAAGGAGAATCTATAGGTTTGAAATTTGATTAATTTTATTTTTTTTTCTATTATATTTCTCTTTTGAATTTATACTGGCTATCTTTTTACAATCTTCACACCTACAGCCTTTTTTTATATATGAATACATACTTGGGTGTTTCTCATTAGGTCTTCTCCCTTTTTTAAGAGAGTCGCTTACATTTTCTTGTTGAGTTCCTAAAAACAAGTGAAAGGGAGACACGCACTTAGTGTTATCACACTTATGGCAAATTACCATTTTGTGTGGTATTTCACCTATAAATAACGAATAAGAAATTCTATGCCCCAATTCCATTTTTCGGTTAACTCTAATTGACGCATATCCCCCTCCTTCCAGAGAACCATTCCAATCCCAGCACATTGTTTCTTTATTTATTTCGTATTTTTCATTAAACCTTTTGATTATTGGCTTTAAATTTTTCCTTTCGTAGAATCCTGATGGCATATAATTAAAAATCCTTATCGGCTTCAAGGAATGCAGTCCTATCCGCCAATAAGGATTAAAATATCTTTAACTATGCCCTGCATGGCGTTTGTTAATTCAAATATAAGCATTATATTTACAACAACAAAACTTAATATGAGGTATGAGAGTTTTACTCGGTAAATCAAATTTGGCTACTACTTCATTAGATGTAGTAGCAAAGACTTTAACTATATCTGGGCTTTCGGGCTATGATTTCGATATAACAGGTTTAGCCACAGTTTATGATACTACTACATCTACTGCAGCAACTATTCAAAATAACATAGTAAATGTTACAAATGGAATAGGAGTTAACGGGACACAGACAACAATTTTCACGTTTAGGTCGCTGCCATCCGGGTGGGCTAATACAGATACATTGTCCGTTGAGATAGCTGTTCCTATAGCTTATGCTTCATACCTTTTACAACAATACCAAGCTAGTAAAGTATGAGTTTCGCTGCATCAATATCTTACGTACCACTTGCTGACCCTACGCAGTTTCAGCTAATCGATCCTTCGCCGTATTCTGGGGGAGATAGTAAGACTAACTTTTCAAACAGGACACTTACCATACTTCAATCAGACAATACGCCACTAACAGGCTATCCAAATCCCATCGCATTTCCTATTGGTGGCGGCAATCCCGATGTAATCACCATATCCGGACTTACACAAGACGTCGCATTAACGATTGTAATGACGCTTACGCCAATAACTCCTGTAGGTGGTAGTATTTATACCGCAGAGGCAGATATTGCTACAAATCGCTTCTTACAGCAAGGATTATACAATATTCAGGTGCAAAGGTTAACAGATACGCTTCCGTCAACTCGTATGGATAAAGTTTACCGTAAATCGTCAATTGACCTTTTGATTGAAATGTCAAATTCTCAGGTAGCCGTTTTGTACGCTAATTATACAGGCGCACAGGATGCATTAGATAGGGGTACGCAGATTATACTAAATACAACATTGTAATGAACTTATATTCACAAGCACAAGTAAATTCAACACTTACAAGGGCGCTGAAGTGCATGTTTGTGATTTCCGATTATATTGAGCAAGGTTTTTGGTATTTTGATTCACAGGAATATACCAACATCAAAGACCAGCAATATGATATTTATACGCTTTGGACTTGTATAAGCCAGCAAGAGCCGTTTATTAATTTTGCCGTTGAAAATGATACATTCAATCAATTGATAGGATGGCTAATTAGTAAATTATCTCAGTATGATACTTTTGGTGCTTTTGGAGATAATCAGGTAAACCCTAATTATCAGGGGAGTGGAATAGTGATTGATGTTGAAGGAGGTGAAGTTATTCCTGATATAATCACTGATATTTTTCAAGGTGTTACGCCAGTTGTTATCACCGTACCATACACTGGCTTCACAAACCCCACCGTACTATTCCGTGATTCATCTGGCAATAACTACACGCCTGTTAACTACCAGGATACGGGTACTGATGTGGTGGTGACGAGTCCTGATGATGGAACGGGGCATAGTGCCGATACGTATACGGTGATTATAAAGCCGTAGGGGGTGTCCCTCCAAGTGCTTTGTACGCTTCTTTCCATGCATCTTCCTCGAACAAATGCCAATCGGCTATATGTCTTTCATTTTCATCTCTTATATACCATCCAGTAGTATAAATATCCTGAAACGAAACTAAATTAGGATTAATATCTAAAGCCAAGTCCTTATAATTATATTCAATGTTTCGTGTATTATTATTGCATTTTTTACATGTAAATTTATCATAGCATTTAGGACAATGAAATAGTTTACAGTTATCGCATTGCTCTAAAATATCAAAATCATAAGCTGTACTACACGTTGAACATTTTACTTTTGCCATTTTTTCTTTTTTTAAACTGTATTACCGCCAAGTGGGAGGTTAAAGGGGTTACTTTTGATTAAGTGTGTTTATTCTTGTAATAACAGTATGTGGTTCATTGATAGTTGTAATATCATCAATCCATTCTCTTTTGCCATTTGTATATTCTATGAGAAGATATGTTGTTTCTCCTTTAAAAAAGGATTTTTGTTCTGTCTTAACTCCCCACATAAAAATAGAGAGGGAATATCCGATTATTAAATATATTACTATTACTGCGTCCATTTTAATGTTGTATTAAATAATAATTTTACTTGGTTTTCCCTCTCCTTAATTTTAATAACACCTGTTGATTAAAGGGTTACGGTTGTAAATCTTCATCAGAATTATGTACTCCGTTATTTTCTAATATCCTTTCAATCAAATTATCTAAGTCGTTATAATCATCATCAGGCATTTTATTAATTGCGTAAAGCCTGTATGCTTGTTCTTGCACTGATTGTAGCCATTCCAAATCTTCTCTGTCCATAATATTTTGTTTAGTTAGTTTGTAAGTTAATAAGGGGGTTAAGGATTAAGAGGTAACGGCATCCAGTATGTTACTTTACTATGTGTATCGCCTGATTGATCCCAAAACTCTTTTGTTTCTTTATCATAAAGTCTGCCTATAAATTGCCTTTTATACCCTGAATTATAAAACAATACATCGGTATAATCATTAGGTAAACTATCGTTTACATCTATCCATTCGTTTCTCATCTCTTTTTATTCCCCTTCCAATTTAATAACCCCGGCGGGTAGTGATTTAGGCTTATTGTATTTTGGGTCTAACTCATTTGCCCTTTTTTTGCAATGATTTATTAGTCCATTAATTGCATTTCTTATTTCATTATCTGGTATTTGCTTTATTATTTCAAGCGTTTCAGACATAGCACTATAAATAGACGCAACTTCCCATTTTGATATATTTTGCCTACCCATTATAAAAATAACCTTTCCGCTTCTAATCCCGCATCATTAATAAAATGGATGTAACTAGAACGTCCCGCCTTGAACATCAACTTAACTCCACTATAAACCCCGTCTATAAAAACAGCTTTAGCCATCATAGGGTATTCGTTATCAGGATAAATATTAAATTCTTTAAAGGTTTTCATTGGAAATAAAAACCCGCTATACACAAAGGCTGTTCCGTTGCTCTGAATGAGCTATGGCAATGTGCAAGCGGGATATTTTAAATTTCTTCATAACGGAACAGCGACATAAAAATATAAAATTATTTTTATATATCCAAACAAATTATTTTTTCCTCCACCATTTCCTCCACCCCAATAGTCCTTACAGCACCATCGACTACAGTTGTCACAGGCAATGCTATGCCGATTGAGCGGAGATAGTCAATTAATGCTGATATATCTTCATACTCAGCCTTGCAATTAAAATCATCATCTAAGGAGTATTGGTACGGGCTTTCGATAACATTAAGAAACTGAAGTACATAATTTGTATTTGGGTAAAAAGTATTAGGGAATAAAAGTTTATGAATTTCTGTCATCTCAACTCCCGTCAACTGCTTAACAGATCGGAGAACAAGATAACATTTATCAATATTTTTGGTTGTAACTGTACTTCCTGCGCTTACTTCGTTAAACACGACTTGATTAGAAATAATACCATATATTGTATCTTGTTTTTTCTTATTATTGAAGTTATATTCTACTTTCTGCCCCAAATACAGGCTGAATATCTTTGCTTTAATTTCGCTTGTCATTTTTGAATTTGATTAGTATTCGTGCAATTTCCATAGGTGCGATATAGTAATATGGGCTTGATGGATTACGGCAATTTTTACCTTCATCGGTAGATAAGAACCAATCACACATATCGGTTAATTCTTTATCGTATTTGGATTCCTCATGGGTTGCTTTAATTTCGTTTGATAGCATGGTTAGGCGGTTAAAGTGCGTTTAAGTCCAAAATCAGATTTGCGAATTTTACACATCCTGTCACCACCCCTTTCATGGAAAACAATACCTTCAATATCATTATCTGTTAAAAACTGTTTGATTCCTTCAAAAGACAAATCATTTATCTCTAATTTACCTGACCCATGTTTTATTAAATAATGCTCGCTTAATTGTTCGGGGTTCCCTTGTATTTTAGGACCGCATAATTCATAAGTGCCTTCTGGTAATTCGGGTGCAATATCAAAGGCTTTAAAATGGTATTGATCTGCTTTTTCATTAATATAACACCTAATCCAATGAGGCCAATGTCCTGTTATTTCATCAGGCTCTTGACATGGTATCGCAGAATGAGGCACGTTCCTGCCTTTTTTAACATCATATCTCTTATATAAATCTCCATTTATTACTGCGCATGCCGTTCCATCGTATTTTCTGGTCGGGATACCATTGGTAAACGCCCATTCATTTTCGGGATTAATTTCGTTGATTACTCGACCTAAATCGTTAGGGTCTTTTTTAAATAATGTACTTATTTTTTTCATACTTTTTCTCTCTTTTTATGCCGTTTATGGGTAGGGTTAAAGGGGTTTGGTTTGGTTTATATTACCTATTTGAGTTTTATTTACAACAAATCCTTTTGTTAGTGCTACGAAGAATGATTGCCCACTCTTTCTGTCACATTTTAAATAAAATCCAGCCTCGTACCATTCAACAATACCAACTTCCCCAGATGGATTAATTAACTTATCTCCCTCATAGATATCAACTCCGTTTTTGTCTTTTAAGCCTGTGGATTGAATTTTATCATGAAGTTTAAATCCATCTATTACTGAATCACATCCACACTCAACGACATTAGTTTCACCTATTGGCTGGCAATTACAATCCGATAATGAACAATATATATCATCTTCAGATACAATTAATAATTGATCTAGTGTATAGAAGCAACTAATTAAAAACCTGCCGTCATCATGTTTATAAACAAACTTGAACTTTTCTTCTCTTTTCATCTTCCTTACGAATTATTTTGTATGGTTAAAGGTAGGGCTAAGCATATATAAAATATCTATTCCTTGTATGGGCTCTTAATCCAGCGCAAACGTAAAATATATTACTTAATCCTGTTTTTTGTTCTGCAAAAGATATTGATTCGTATTTATGTAAAATAGAGCCATTTTTATCAATCTCGTAAACTGGCTTTTTTGATTTTCCGGATTTACAAGATCTGTGCATATTCTTTTTGTAAGGTTCTATATGTAATTCTATAATCCCATTTAAAAACCTCCATTGATATCCCCCTGCCGATTGTTTTCTTTTAATTGAACCCAATATACCATTTTTAATATTTGAGGACATCTCTGCGTGGGTTATTGATTCGTGTTCGCAAATAAAAGAGCCATCTAAATCATATTTTAGAACTTTTTTGCAGTTTTTTAACCTTCGCTCTTCGCTCTGTTTTTTACCTTTTAAAGAAAGTGATATTTTATTTTTAGACTCTTCAGACAAAACAGTTATTCCTCTTCCTCCATGTATTTGATTTTTTAAATCAAAACCCCATGTTTTCAATATCTGAATCCAAAAATCTTCCATAAATCTCCAATCTTCACCTAAGCAAACATCTATCACCTGCATTACAGGTGATAGCCCCCGGATTTTTAGAGATTTAATCCATGATTTATTTTTATTCATGTTTCTATAATCTTTCATGTGATCCCTAAATCGTTGTTTTAAATTTATTGTTTTACCAACATATTTAATTTGTCCTGTAGTTGGGCAAGAAAGGGTGTAAATATAAACCGTCATTATATTTTAATAGCGAGTCCTGATTCAATTAAACCGAATACGTCGAAGTGCCACTCGAGCAATATCGCCAAGTCGTGATAGTATATATGCTTTACACTAAATTTTTCTTCACTCCAAAACGTGTTATGATAACCATGTGAGATCATATTAGATAAAGAAAATCCATCAGTACTATACAATTCCGATAATGGTCTTAATAAAGGCTTAATATCTTCAAACTCCACGGTATGTGTTTCGAGATTAGCCAGTGGATGTTCGATATTATGATACGTTTCTTTAGTGTTCCTATAATCGGTATCGTCGCTAAACATTATCCCGCATAACCTATCTTGTATTCCATCGCCACGCATTACTTTCAATCCATACGGTAAATATGCCGCCAAGTGCGCTAATTCAAGTTTCTCTGTTTTCATATCTGTTTGATTAATATGTTTAGTTACCACCAAATCCCCGCAAATCGAAACTTGCAGGGTTGGGGGATAGCCATTAATTTGCTACCTGAATCGTCTTTATTGCGGAATAGCCTCGTATTGAGTGCGCTCTGGTAATGGCTGAAGCTCTTTTTTGTCCCTTACTTTAATAGATTGAAAACTACAATTGATTGGCAGTCTTGAACTATAACCGCTTAGTGTTAAATGGTCGCCTGATTTTTGAACTCTTGAATAAGAACTCACATAGCTTTTGTCGCCTTCGTGAATAAAATCGTACAAATCAAAGATTAAATCAATTGGCAATCCGCTAACTGTTTTTAAGCTAATATTAAAATCGGGATTAGCTTTTTGTAATTTATCATTTTTAGCTTTCATTAACTTTAAATAATCAATTACGTCTTGTACTGTTTTGAAATCGTTAGTTTCCATTTTGTTTTTTAAATTACACCATAACTGCATTGCTATGATTATGGTGTAAAGATAGACATTAATCTGTCACTTCCAAATAATATTTATACTTTTTTTCAAAATAATCAGATATTTTTTCGAAATCGCCTTTTAGCCATGATTTGCCACGGTTATTTTTTTCTTTATCGCTGATAATCCGCTTATGCCCGAATACCTCTTTGGATATACTAGCATTGTTAAAATCTGGGTTGTTTAGTAATTCTCGTACTGTCATGCTACAAATTTAGACATTTATCTGTCTATTTTATATTCTTTTTTCGTATTATATTTACAACCAATGAAGAAAATTCTCCTTTCCTTAATAATCACAATAGCCACGGCAACAGTTTGGGCGCAACAAACAGCTTGGCCTACGAGTGCGCCTCCTGGTTCTGTATCATCGCCGACAACGCCCCGTAACAATGGAACAGCAGACAGCTTAAACACTAAGTTTTACTTAGGTATTGGGCAGTACTTCAATCAATTTTACACCGCAGCCCAGGTAAACCAACTCCTAACAGGAGGCTATATAAAAGCGGGCGGATCGGGTAATGCAAGCGGATTATTCTTAGATGGGACAAACAAAGCATATGTTCCGGGTGGATTTTCATATAATGTAGGAACTAATTCATATAATTTCAGCAAAGCCTTATCAACTTCGGTTCTTACAGTGGGCAATACCGCTACATTCAATAACACCGCTATTTTTAACGGGACTGTAAACCTTGGCGGAATATTACCTTATTTAGCCACTAACCAACATTTGGTTGTTGACGGAAGCGGGAACATCAATAATGATAGCACTACATATGTTCAGGAAAATGGCAACAGTATATTAAACGGGATATTAACAATAAAAAACGGTCAAATAGTAATAGATACAGTAGGAAGTCTTCAAAATCAACCCATTGCATTAGGTGGCACAAGTAGTACAACGGGGTTGTATCAATTTCACGACCCAACAACCGGGTATAATTTCGGTCTGAACATATCAGGAACACCATTAATAGGATATAATAATACCGGGATATTTTTGGGTGGTGATAGTTATAGAGGTCCTATAAATTTATATGGCTCTACAATCATGTTCGGCGGATCAGGAACTGCTTTTGATTCTGCCCCCGGGAGTGGACTACCTACATTTTATATGCCTGTATATGGAGTTGATGCAGTTCTGCCAACCCAGTTGGTTACATTGGAGCAATTGACTGGTGGATATCAGCCGATATTGGTAAGTGGCACAAATATTAAAACAGTTAATAGTCAATCTTTGATCGGGTCTGGTAATATTGTAATTAGCGGCGGATTTACGCCAAGCGGAACAACGGATGAAACATTAGCCGGAGATGGTTCAAATGTTTCTAATTTAAATTACGCATTAATTGATAAATCATACCCAACTCCCTCTGGATCGTATGCATTAACAACGGCTACGCCAAATCAAAGTACTGGTTTTACTTATTCAAGCGGTAATTATACAGCGACATCCGGTACGGCGTATGTATTAATGAATGGCTCACTTGGTAGTACCATTTCAGGAGAAATAAGAACTACATATGCATCTTCTGCAAATCAATTAGCAGTTTTAGGGATTGATGTAAACAATACATTCAATAATTTTAATTCCCCGTGGTATTATCAGCTATATGCGGATGGTTCAACATATTACTATGCTGAAAATTCAGGAGTTGGAACAAGTAGCGGAATATCTGTTGTTGTTGGCGATATTATAAGATTGCGAAGAGACGGCTCTACTGGAATTGTTTATGCCGAGAAGTCTATTGATGGTGGTACTACCTTTACTCTAATCCATCAATTTACAACTACTAATACTGGATTGGTGTATTATAAATTAGCGGGCGTATCATCTGGGAATGTTGCTTCTAATGTGCAGGCAACTATAGATGTTGTACCTGCTTCGTTTGCAAACAATGATTTACTATTTTACAATAGTACTGCAACAACGTTTAATAACGTTTCAATTGGGAATTCGTTATCATTCATTCCTATAACATTGCCCGGGATTGGCGGCGTATCCGATGGATCAACAGATAATTATGCTTCATTCAATACGGCCAATACAATCGCATCGGGTAAACCTATATATTTTCCTCAAAATTCAGCAGGAAACGCCAATTATAATTTTGCTACAGCGCCAACAATATCAGGCAATATTATATCAGCTGATGCTAATGTTATTTTAACAACACCATCAACAAATGGAGTTACTTTTTCAAATTCAACCCTTACAACCCCTTTAAAAATATTTAGTTCAGATAGAAATAACACGGCTTTAGAACAAGCAAATAATATGCCTGATTGGGTATCTAAAGCAACTGATAATGTATACGAGCAAGATAATATACAGCAACCTCAGGTTGTTAATGCCACCTTGTTCTCCCAAAGGCAATATAATACTGGAACATCTGGATTTATTTCAGGACAAAGTACCTTAACAGCAAGCAATCAAGTTACATGGGCCACAAGTTCAATAACTAATGCTAATGCAATAGATGTTGTTGGGGGTGTCCCCATAATAGGTAATATGTATACGTGCTCTACATCACCTAGTACAAACAGTGGAACAAGATTTGGAGTATTGGTAGATATTGGAGGCGGATTATATACATATTTTTCAATTGATGCTAATAATAAATGGTATTTAGGCCAATTTAATGGGACTTCTTATTCGGAATCAACTGGAGTGTTATTGCCAACGGCTGCATATGGAATATCATCATCGGCAACAACCATTGTATCTTACAGAATTATAAGTGCAAATAATATTGAATTTTATGTAAACGGAGTATTTGTCTCAAAATATTCAGAACCGTCTCCGATGGCATATGTAGGCGTCGGGTGGTATGATACATCGGCAACAAGTTCAGGAGCTGTTTATGCTTATGATTTCGTTTCAGGATTCTCGCAAACAGCATATTCAGGTAATGATATTATTTTTTATGCATTTGGAGACAGTATAACATCTGGCGAAGGCTCTGATCTATCATGGCCTAATACATTAAAATGGATAGTCGAGGGAAAACGGGGAATAGGAAAATGTACTGTATATAACTATGGTAATTCAGGCTATACAGCAGCCCAAGAATATACTGTGATGCAGGGAATAACGCTAACACCCGGATCATATGTAGGAGTTATGGTTGGAACTAATGATATACAAGCACAAACGAGTATGTCATCGTTTAAAACTACTATTGCCAATATCATAACTTATATTAAAGCAGCTGGATGTATTCCAATTATTGCCATACCGCCTACATTTATTTCACAATCGTTGACGGGTTATGGTTATGCTACTGCAAATTATCAATTGGGGGGCAATTACAGATCAGCTATAATTAGAGTTGCCGCCGAACAGGGGGGATGTTACATGGCCGATGTTAATTCAGCCATTGGAGAAATATCAGCTACAAATCAGCAATTGAGAGATAATATACATCCACAACCGGCATATATGGGTGGTGTAATAGCTAATGAATTTGTAAAATCTTTAATGTCTGCAATGTTACCTGCTAAAATTAGCAATACATCTGTAGTAACTGCTCCGTATTCAATGGTTGGAAGTTCACCGATTAATCAAAGTTACGCTGGAGCTTATTTGGCCACCCTGACAGGATCGGAAACACTAATTAATAAAACATTAACATCCCCGCAACTTAATAGCCCATTATTAAATACAACCTCAACAGTAGGCAATGTATGGACAGCCACAGGTACTAATGGTTCGGGTAATTGGGCTATACCGACTATTCCAAACAAATCGCACACTATTTTTACACCCACAACAGGGTCAACAGTCACACTGGTTAATAACCAATATAATATTATAAATCCATCAGGAGCATTATTAGCATTAACCATTAATCTGCCATCATCTCCAGTTGATAAGGATGAAGTAAGAATTAAATTTACTCAAACCATTAGCACGGTTACCTATGCAAATGGCACTGTAGTGGATGGCATAACGGCACCAACAGCAGGAGGATTGACTATTTTAGTATTTGACAGTTCGACTTCAAGTTGGTATTAATTAAGAATCATTAATTAAAAAATCATGATAGAACCAGAAGACGAACAAATCGAAGAAGTGGAAGAAAGCGAGCCTGGAATACCACCAAACCCAACACAACCGCATCCATGAGTAGGAACGGGCGTTTATTTTTAATAACACATTTGTACCCGTTGTGCATGGCTATTCAAATGCAATGGGGATCATGGACCCCTATATGGAGTGTGTTGTTTCAGATTACGCCCGTTTTGTTTATATTTACACTGCTGTCTGAATGGAAGCAAACAAGCAGCATAAAGCTATCATGGCATGAGCGACAATTTATAAACTATTTTATTTATACATTTGTTGTTTTACATATATATTATATCGCTTGTTTATTTGCTTCACCAAAGTGGGTATCTTATCATAATAATTTTGTAATTTGGTTTTCGGTAATTACCATAATATTTTATACCTATATCAATGTCACCCGAAAAATCAAATTCAGATAGCTATGCCGGGAATATCATTTGGGGCATAATTGTTGTATTTGGTATATTGCAGATATGGACGTATTTTAAAATGATAAGCCGAAAAGAAGAACAAATAAACTATGAAGCTATTATTGCTGAAAAGGATCTAATAATAGAAGGCCAGCAAAGACAGCTAGAACGACAAAATAAAATTATAGAAGATTTGCAATGAGTTTAACAAAGCCGTGGAGTGAACATTTAAAAGCCAATATAGTGCCTATTATAGGCATGATAGGCAGTGTTATATATTTTGGACACGTAATTGATTCTAATTTTCTTGAACTTCAAACAAACCAGGAACAAGCAAAGGTATTTCAGGTTGAAACAAAGAATACCCTAAAAGAAATGCAGGGTCAACAAAATAGCACGGCATCTAAACTTGATACATTGCAAATTGAATTTCGTGAATATAAAATGCAAATGGATTACAAAATGGAACTAAACGAATTGAAACATAAATCAGTTAGTGGTTTTATTACGGAAAGGCATACATCTCATGGCTTAGCTTTAATCGCTGTTAAATGAACCTCTTGCAAAAATATGGTATATCTATAATAGCATTAGTATTCTTAATACTTTTAATCATTGAATTACATTGCATATGAAAGTTAAACAGGTTACTTGGGCAGCAATATTTTTAATATCGGGAACATTAGTATTTTCGTTTATTTATTGGTTGATTATACTTTTAACATGAAAAAACTTATCACTATACTTCTATTCATTCCTTTCATTTGCCAGGCTCAAACTAAGGTTCAATTACAGGATAGTGTCACTAAATATCAAGATATATCCAATTTTATTTATGATGAATATTGGGGATCCTCTTTTGCAGATATGAAAGCTGGGCCGTATAATGAAAAGGTTAAATTATACCAAAGCAAACTAGATAAAATTACTAGTAGAGAACAATCTGTCTTGGATAGCATTCAATTTTCAGATAGGCGTAAATATTTAGAAACCAAATACAAAATTAAATTACCATGAAAAAATCATTACAGTACATTTGCAGGGTGATATTCCTTGCGATAATTATTTGCATTGGGTTTTATGTGAATAGCGAGGGGCAAACATTACCCAACTGCATAACCGACACAACAGGTGGGTATATCAGCATATTCAACCCTAAAACGCATAATCCGATTTGTAATTATGAATTGCTTACCAATTCACATTTAATTATCGTACATCAGCTAAAGATAGACAGGGCACACATACCATTCTTTCCCCATTCAATCGACGTGTTATATTCGGGTAGTGGTGACAGCCGTGGTCACGTTATACCCTTTGAGGATTTAGCATGGTCACAGGCGACCGCAACGGCTTCTATGGATGAAAATAGAAACCTTGCTCCTGAGCCTCAATCGCAGAACATCGGCACAGAACTGGCTAAAGAAGATACTGCCCGATTATTAGCTACACAACATATTTATTGCAAAGTGTATGGCGGCACATTTGGTACGCTAGGAGACATGAAAGGTATTAATAAACCCGCCGTGTATTGGTCTGTATTAATTAGCGACGGGAAGACTTATGTGTACTGGATGTCATTAACTGGCGATGTTGGATTTCATACGTTGGGTAAGTGCCATATTGCTTATAGTACGCTGGTGAGTAGGTTGGGATTTGATCCTGTTAAGGTTATTGGTAAATGATCTACTGGCTAATCTCCGCCGTCATAATCCTATTAATCATGGCTTTCATGGTAAAAACAAAACCCTGACCTTTTTAGGGTACAGGGCTGTAACAACTCCGCAGAGTTTTGCGGAACTACGGGATGTTATATTATAATAGACGCTATTTCATCAACACTCATACCATAGAACATTTTACCTATTAGCATTTTATCATCATAGGTGGTGTCATCTTTTACGTAAACGTTACCGTTATTATAAAAAATGTCCGTTTCGCTTTTACCGGATGTTAAATTAAACGAAAACCCCATACCCTTCAAATAATACTCAATACCTTTTAGGTCTTTTAAGTCGGTGCGTATAAATTTATGACTTGTACCTAATTTTTCAAATGGTGATTTTACCAACCCTAAACTTTCAAGTTTTTCAAACCATGACGCAGGAACTACCAATGAATTAGGCATTGAAAACAAAATTCCGCCTAATCTTTGCAATGTTTCTGTTGTAAAGTTTTCTCCTGATTGCGCTAATTCAATTAGGTTTTGCAATAGTGGGTCTGTTAATGTAACGGGCAACCATGAATGCTTTTCCTCAAGTATGATTAATTTAAGTATATTACTTGGCAATCCCTTTTTAATCATATCGCAAATAGCTTTGTCGATATAAGTATCAGAAGTAAGCCTATCTTCGCTTATATGAATATCGTTAAAATCAAAATCAATTAACGAGCGAGTATTCGTATCAAAACAGCGAATACCCTTTCGGTAAATATTAAGATTGCTTTTTTCAGTTTTAACAAACATTCTGCAATCTTCATTTGAATAGCTTTCTTTTCGGTAAAAAGAAAAATAACTATCAAATTTTAACATCACATCCGATAACTCACTACTCATGGGTATATAAATAGTAGTAGTATCTTCAAATCCTTTAAATTCAGGCATCCACGCTGTTGTTATGGAGTGATCCCCCTCATCTATTGCATTTGACAATACCTCCCTAATAGCCATCCATCCTGTCCATTTTGGCCCCATTTCAGTAGTTAAAGATGTTTCTTTACCATCCACAGTAATTATATTAACTGCATTTGTTCGGTGCATCTTAACGGCAAAATCAACTTCAATTTGATTTTTACCACTAAAAATAATTGGCTTACAATCATTACGAAGCAACCATGCCAATGAGTATTTCCACCCACTACCAAACATTCCAATTTTGTCTGATTGTTCACGTTTTGTGCTTGAGCCTATGAGCATCAAGTCTTCAGGGCAGATTAAGCCCTTGTTGGAGATTTTTAAATAATTCATGTTGCAAAACTTTTATGTAGAAACTATTATCTACACCGCTAAGTAATGAACTATTTTTGACACTTGCAACTTTTTACACAACTTTTCCAAAACTCGCAAAGAAAAGTTATATTTGTGTAAATGAACATCACCGCACTATTCACCACCCTACGCCAAATGGCAGGAACGCTAAGTCAACAACAAGTTGACAGCGTAAATGCTATACTTGAAGAATGTATCAAACATGCCGTTACGGATATACACCAAATAGCTTACGTCTTAGCCACTTGTTACCATGAGAGTAGACTTAAGTCGATTAGTGAAATTGGATTAGGCAAAGGGCATAGCTATGGCGTTCCTGACCCTATTACGCATCAAACGTACTATGGTCGTGGTTTTGTTCAACTTACTTGGAAGGGTAATTACGAAGAGTTTAGCAAGTTATTAGGCGTTGATTTAATTAACAATCCTGCTTTAGCTTTACAAACTGATTATGCTGCTGCCATTATTGTTATAGGCATGAAAGGTGGTTTATTTACAGGCAAAAGCCTTAACAACTATTTTACCGGAACATCTAACGACCCTGTTAATGCAAGGCGTATTATAAACGGTATAGATTGTGCTGAATTAATAGCTGGTTATTACAATCACATATTAGCGGGGATACTTGCATGACAATCCTCGATCAATCCAACAACTCGCACCAAATAGCAGACTTGCGAGGTGGGAGAATACTGTTCACGCAAGATGTTGCAATGGGTTATAACTTTGTTAAAGGTGAAAGTACTAAGCTGCATTGGTCGGTGGATAGTGGTGCTTGCATATTCTGGCCCGATGAGATTAGGTTGCAGGGTGAGGTTACTGAAGATGTGCTTGCTACTTTGAGATATATACCGGAATAATCCCCGTACTTTTTAAGATATGACCGTTGATTATCTTTAGCCATGTGGGACGAGACGCATGGCTTTTTTGTTTTGTTTATTTGCCGGAAAATAGTTAGGTTTGTATATCGGTAATTCAGCCGAGTAAAGCACGATAAAATGAAAAAAACAATGCACTACAAAGGGCATAGGTGGACAAACGACGAACTTGTTACACTTATGAAAATGTGGGCTAATGATGAAATGGTTTCAGATATAGCCGCAGAATTAAAATCAACTAACGTTTCTATTCTTAAACAAGTTCAAAGACTTAGGGCTAACGGTATACCATTAGCAAAAAGATCAAAAGGGCACGAACCTGGTAAAAGCAACCATAGTTGGACACAATCGGATGTTGAATATTTAATCAGGAGGCGAAACGAAAGGGCAACATCAGAACAAATAGCTATTGAATTACTTAGAACACCAAACGCCGTTGACGGGATGATTCAACGATTAAGAAAGGAAAATATAACCGTTGCCATGCGAGGAAACGGTGTAAGGCGATTATGGGATGTAAATATATTAAAAGCAATTACAACACAGTCATTAGCCATATAGTCAAGTCGTGTTTTCTATGCGGTTATTAGCCATTGCATTTATGTAGTGGCTTTTTTATTTAATAATAATTGTATATTTGGGTATGGATATAATAGTAATCGATTTACCCGAAAAGAAATGAGACAAACATCATGGTTATCTGATAACATTAAATCGCTGTTAGCGGTAATTGTTACCATTTTAGGAATTTCTTATTTCTATATGTGCAGCATAAGAGATATTAAACCCGACCCTCAAATATTAATAGCCATTGTAGGATCGTTAGGTACAGTCCTCGGATATTTTTTCGGATCGAGTTCGAGTAGTTCAAAGAAAGATGATGCGTTGATTGTAGGGGCTAATACACCTACTGTTTCCACTAACGCTGATACTACCAACGTTACCGTTACTAAAGATCCCGCCACTTCATAAAAAATCCGACTTTTTAGGGTCGGATTGAAAAGATTATCCAATACTTAATACGATTTCTTTACACAACTCGTTCGGTATTTTACTACGTTCGTAACTACCTTTCCTACCTTGAGTCCCTGTTTTGCTACCTCGTGGTGCAGATTGATGATGACAATTCTTGTTACCATTATGACAGCACGGTTTTGGGGTCCAATTAAGATTAAATGTCCATATATCTGTTGGTTTCGCCCTGTCATCTCCATACTGGCAATACCAAACGGTATCCATTTTTAAAAAAGACATAAACGACATTTTACGAAGCATCCCACGGGGGTTTTCGACACTCCAGGATGTTTTATTTCCGTACAACGAGTTAACTACCCTGAAAAAATCAGCAAAAATGTATGAATTTACCTTATCACATTTAATGGCATATTCACTTTTTGGTTTTACTCCGTCCCTATGATGACTAATTGCAGCAATTGTGTAGGTTTTACAATCAGGGGAAGCATGTATGTGTATTTTATCATATTGACTAAAAGGCGGTAAATCTGTTAACTTTAATTCGCCAATATCTTTTTGAAGTGAGACGTGCTCATATTTTTCCCAATCAACTCCAAAATACTCAAATCCGTGGGATTCTGCTTCTGCTTTAAATGAGGATGACCCGCAGAACAAGTCGATAAATAGTCTTTTCATATACCACCAAAACCTCACACCGGTTAGATGTGAGGCATCCCGCCACGTACAATATGCTGATTAGTTACTGTATGGTCGCTTGCGGGGGTGTAAGTAAGACCCAACGCTGAAAGGCCCATGGCACGTGTACCGTTTATGTACGCCCGTTTTTTAATACGGATTTAATTGTGCTTTTGATGGTTGTGACCCACTCTATAATCTTTGTTATTCAGTTCGCCGTCACCGTGGCAGGTGCAACATAAGCAGCCGGGATAACACTAAGCAATGTTTGAACTGTTGCCGATGGATTAATCACCGTTCCTATATGCGCTGCCAATGTAGCTAAATTAGTAGCCTTAACGTTTGGGGTTGCGGCATTAATAGCAACAGTTAGCCCATCTGTTAATACATCTGCGGGTGATTTAGTAAACTCGTTTTTAGCCCATCCTAAATCTACTACCAATTGCGGCAGAAAGTTGATTACATCGGCGGCATACGTGCCTATTCCAGGTATAGCTTCAATTACCGCTTCTAATCCCGTCCCTTGTGGCGTGGCAATATAAGCCTTTAATGAATTAACGGCATTTACGCCAAATGTGGCTGCTGCTTCTAAATCTGCTTCGATTTTAGGGGCTGCACCTGTGATTTTTTTGATTTCGGTTGAAACGAAAGTTTCAATACTAGTAATTATACTCATTTTGTTTTGTGCAAATAACCGTTTGCGGCGGGTTTAATTATAAATCTATGTATAAAAATGGTGATCCTTTTGGTGTTATATCGTATCCCATATCTTCAAATACTTCTCCATCTGTGTCATCAAAGACACTTACTGGTTGAAATGCATAATCATCTTGATAATAATCTTCTTCAAGAGTTTCTGCTATTTCAATATCAAATCCTCGTTCTTCGCCTATAACACTAACTTCATTAGTTAAAAACTGTTCAGGAATTTTATTGCAAAACTCCTTTAATTGTTGCCATGTTAATCTTTTTTCTGTTTCGGTTTGCATATTTTTCTCTATCGCCCATTTGCCCGGAGCAGGGATTAGTTTATTACTTTTTAACCTTAACGCTATCCACAACTAATTGCCTACTGACTTGCTGGTAAAACGGTGCAAAAGCCATTCCGAAGGATTGCGAGGCTTTCTTGCTATCAAAGCTATTTGCACCCGCCTGTACTGCACTGTCAATTCGTAATGCCTCCTGTGCGGTTAATGTGATTGTTACCTTAGCCGGTAAGTGTTTGTTCTGTGAAAATGCCGCTGGCGCAGCTACTACGAAAATGGCGGTTATAATTGTTTTTTTCATCCTTTTTATCGTTTTTAATTAGTTAAATTTTGTCATGCAACCATCTATCGTTCATTACGATTGCCCTTATTATAATTATTATGATTAATGGGTAAATCATTTCTTTATCTCGCTGTGATTAGTTTTTATAGCCTTTGATAATTCATCAATACTATCTTTCATTGAGCGTTCAACCTTTATCATTTTCTTTTTTACAACCTGTGTATTATTTCCCATTACCCTATATTTATCTTTTTTAGTCTGATAATATTCTGAAGAAAATTGATAAAATAAGAGGTCTTGATTATTTATATTGGCTATTAAATCCATGTGCCTTAGCTCAATATTCAATAGCAATCCTGCGGTATCTATTGGTAGTGGTGTTGGTATCTCGCTGTGATTATAAAAAGCATTAATAGTGTCAACGGGTTTAGTACGGTTAGCCACCTCAACCATCTGCTTACACTTCTCCTTAGGAGCAAGTGCGATATAAGCAAGCGATATTGATAATGCTGTAAATATTGCCGTGCGCAAAACTATTCTGCGGGCTTTTAGGGCTTCTGATGTGGGGAGGTTGGGTTTCATTTGCTATCAGGATTAGTTATTGTCAAAGTTATATCTGCACCTACAACCCCCTCAATTGCGTTTTGTAAATCTGTTTTAATAGTTGGATTTAAAATAAACTGTTCAATATCCGCTGCCATTAAATTAACCGAAGCGTTTATAACAGGTCTTTTAAATAACGCATCTGGCAACAATAATTCAAGTTTTAAATATATCTCGTCTTGGTATGCACCATCATCTCGTTTTGTTATCCTAACACTCCCGTTAGATTTTACAAATAGGTTTAGTTTTAATTTCATATTATTTAGTTTTACCTTGTAAATTTTCCCACTCTTCCCACTTGGGGTTAATAAATCCGCCGTCTACCTGACCGAACTTATCGTATGTTAGGATTTGCTTTTGGTAGGGGTTGGTTTTTTCAACCGGACGTTTTATTGTTTGGTAATCTATTATTAGTTTCATATCCTTATTTATTTAATTGATTTGGCCTTTTGGATGGCGCTTAAACACATCCGCTTTGCTGCCTCAACTTCTTTTCTTGTTTGTGCATCTAATGTTGCCTCACACGCCTCTAACAAATCCTTACTTGCTGCCATGAGGGTGGCGTTGGATAATTCAGAGCCGTTAAGCCCACCAACATTTGCAAGTATAACGTATCCGTTTTCATCGTCAACATACACCATGTTGCTTTTACTTATCCATTCACCTTTTGTTACTTCGCTCATAATGCTTTGATTTGGGTTATAAGGGTTGGCAATATATCGTACGGATCGCTTGATACTTTAATGCCCCCTATCAGCTCCAACACTTTCTCAATCACTTCGGATTTTGTTTGGTCGCAATGCTGTTGAGCGACCATTATAGCATCATGTAACAGTATAACAGATTTATGACCTGCGAAATTATCTGCTCTATCCTGCCAATTAAGCATTTTATCTTCTAAAATTTTCATATCTTATTTTTTAAATAATCGGTTGGGTCTAAAGAGGCAATCTTTATAACTTCATTAAAATCACCCACCATAGTGCCAATCTCCGCACGTAATGACTTTAACATATCTATTACTTCAGCCTCGCTATATGGTATAGGAAAGTCACAAGGCAATTTTAGCGCATTTACGCAATGTTGCTTTGCTTCTGTTAACGTATCACTTATTAATATTGTATTCAAAGCTTGCTCATATGCCAATAACCTCTTACCCATAGCTGTATTAGTTTGCATAATACTTTCGTTTAATTGCTGGGTGACAATTAGGGTCTTTTCACACTCGTTATAGCCTGCGATGAATGACTGCTGATGGCTTTTAATTGCCGTATTACCAGTTAATACATAAGCCTCCGCTAATTCCTCTACGCTCGCCTTTTTCTGTGTTTCCATGGTTGGGGTTATTTGGTGCGGGTGATTTCATAAAAACCAGGCGAACTTAATTCAGCACTAATTTCTATTTTATCAAACTTGCTGTTATGATACCTAAAAGCGGTAAGCATAGAATTATACTTTTGCTTACTAACCTTAAACGTTTCATCTATTGCCATTGTCTTAAATGGGTACGTCTGCTTCCTGTCCTTTAATATTTTTGTGTTTGCCATATACCACCAAATCCCCGCTATGTTGTAGCGAGGTGGTGTACCCTGAAACGTTATCAAGGCAAGTCAGAGTGTTTTTTTAATTTTACATATAGGCTGATACCCTAAATTACAATTACCGAAATATTGAAAATCACTTTGCGTTAATTCGTAATAATAAACCATATTCCCCTTAAATATTATTTTAATCCTTCGCTTTATGTGCTTCATGGCTGAACAGCTAACATAGCCTCTAAAATATAATCTTGCATATATTCAAGATTTGCATCCATGCCTAAAACATTTTCAAGGCATAATTTGCGTTGCTCAATACATGATAAATTTGCGAACACCCTCATTGCTTCGAGTATGTACGGCTTATATTCATTGGCTAATTTGTATGGCATTCCCTGTACCATGTGTTGCAATACTTGTTCTGCGTTTTTCATGATTGTTAAAATTAATATCATTCAACGTAAGTCACATTTGATAAATAGCAATCTTCGTATGATAAACACTTATCGCCATTACAGAAATGCACGATCTTGTTTTTATCAATACGATCAAAAAGCCCATGAAGACTTAATCTACTTTCTCCATTAATGAATTGATAGGTATAAACAGCTTCGCCTATATTAATATAAACACCCGCATCCATAAAATTCTTTATGGTTAAATAATTATCTGGATTTCGGTACTTCATGATATAAGGTGGTTTAATTCAGGATATAAAATTTCAATACGCGCGTTAATTTCGTCCATAAGACTATCGGAAATAGTTTTGTAATATTTCTCAATATTCTTATCACTGCCTTTCCAAAACGTAAGCATATCTCTTGAAAATGCCCATAATGAATAAAGTTCAGTTGTCGGAAGTGTTTTTAAGTCATTCATAGTTAAAATACTTATAATGGATATAAATCTGCATTGTGTGCTTTTACTTCATCGCCAGATAAAATTATATCAGCATCTTTTTTAGTTATAACTGAATTACTTTTATTACCTTCAGGATAAAAGTATAACTCATAGCCAGTAGTATTACCTACTTTTATTTCATTTTCGGTAGCTATTAAATACACTTGCTTTACTCTTGCTCCTTTTACCTTATGGTAGTGAAATAATACTAAGTTTTTCATCTTTTTTACGTTTTTTTTACTTTGCCTTGATTTTTTCCTTGTAATGATATATCCCACCTTGTGACATGGGTGAATTTTTTGCTATTTCTTTTACAGATACACCCATGTTTAATTTATTTACAACATCTAAAATAACCAACGGATTATGAACAATAGTTTGCCTTTTATTTGTCATTTGAACATTGCGTGTTGTCCATCTGCAATTTTCAGGTGTATAGTTACCGTCATTATCAATTCTGTCAATTGAATATTCCGATGACGGCCTTTCGCCCATATCGGATAAAAAGTTTTCATAACCAATTAACCATTTATCACAAACCATGATACCACGACCCCCATAGTCTTTAAAACGAGGATATAAAGAATTTGTACATCTATATATCATATTTTTATATGCCTTATATGTTGGTCTGTCAATCACAATACAAGTATAGGGACTATTATTCATATATCCAAATAATAATTTAAAAAAGATTTAAAAATAATTTAAATTAAATTTGCACATATCATTACAACCCATTACCTTTACAAAACTTTAAACGAAAGAAAACTTAGCAAGACATGAAAAAAGAAGAATTTAAAACCCGCTATAATATTAGCGAAGACCAATTTACAGGTAAAGAAAAAATAATAGGCTACCTTTATTTAGGCTCTGTAACGTCCCTGCCTGATGGATTCAACCCTACGGTTGGTGGCTACCTTGATTTAGGCTCGGTAACGTCCCTGCCTGATGGATTCAACCCTACGGTTGGTGGCTACCTTGATTTAGGCTCGGTAACGTCCCTGCCTGATGGATTCAACCCT